CGCCGTGCGCTTTTTCCGGCGCGCCGTCACGTCATCAAGAAAATCGGCGATCAAGTCGGCAACGGTCTCGCGGGCGCGATCGCGTTGCAGATTTTCGAGCGGATCGGCGCCGGACTCGCGCGCTTCGAGCCGCAGCTTCGCGGCCCGCTCGCGCGCGGCCTCGAGCGGCAGGTCGCCGACAGCGGCGAATGTGAAACGACGCTTGCGCCCGCTGCGCCCGCGGGGATACGGGCGATATTCTACAACGTAGGACCGCCGCCCCGATGGCATCACGCGCACGCCAAAGCCGATGACCCGAGTATCGTAAACGATATAGGCGCGCGCGGCGGGCTTGAGCGCCGCCAGCGCGCGTTCGGTGATCCGCAATTTCGGCATGGCTTCCTCCAGCGCAAGAAATTAACCCGCCGTGTCGCCACCGTGTCGCCACCGGCGATGTTCTCCCCTGTTTCCCCGAAATTCCCAGCGATGGAAAAAGCCGAGAAATTAAGGAAAACCGCATCGCCAGAGAACGCCCGAAATCACTGGAAATGCATGGCAGCGGAACTACGAATCTGGGGGTCAGGAGTTCGAATCTCTTCGGGCGCGCCATTTTTCTTTTGAAATCAATAACTCAGGCGGGCGCTTCAGCGCGCCATAATCATCGCGACGGAATGGTCGCGTATATGTCGCATTTTTGCGCGGTCGAGTTCGCATCACGATCGCTGAAAGCAAGCCACATGGCACGGGATTCCTGGAATGTCCCGCGCCGGTGGAAGGCTCAAGGTCGCCGCTAACATCCCCTCGTGGCTCCTGTAAGCTTGATCAGCGAGTCGCTGCCTGATGGCCGGTGGCTCTCTAACCCTCAGCCGCTCTCATGTTGAGCCTGACCATCGCAAATATGCGCGCGAATCCTTCACAGCCGGGAGAGCAAGGAACTGCGCTTCCATTCGCTGCCGACGAGAAGACTCTCGACTTGCCGACTTTTCTCCGCATGTTTCAAATGCGGAAAGCTCAGATCATGTGGTTTCTTGGCGCCGGGGCGTCGCGCGCCGCCGGCATCAAAACCGCATCGGACATGATCTGGGAGTTCAAGCGCAATCTCTATTGCTCCGAGAAGAAGCAGCCGCTCTCGGTCGTCTCTGACCTGGGTGATCCTGTCGTCCGACGAAAATTGCAGGCGCACTTTGACGCGAAGGGCACCTTCCCACCGGAGGCAGCGGCGGACGAGTACGCTTCTTATTTCGAGGCCACCTATCCATCGGCGAAGGACCGACGCGCCTATATCGACCGCGAGATAGAGGAGGGCAAGCCCTCGTTTGGCCATCTGGCGCTGGCGCTTCTTATGCAGAAGGGCTTTTGTCGGGCGGCCTGGACAACGAATTTCGATCGCGCCTTGGAGGACGCTGCCTTCACGGTCATGGGCGGGTCGGGGCGCCTTGTCACAGCCGATTTGGCGGAGCCCAAGAAAATTCGTCAGGCCTGGATCGAGGAGCGGTGGCCGACCTACGGCAAGCTCCACGGTGATTACCAGTCGGAGCGCCTGAAGAACGTTGCTTCAGAACTCCGCGAGCAAGACGCCGACATGCGCGCGTGTCTCGTCGATGGCTGCGGACGGCATGGCTTGGCCGTCATCGGCTACAGCGGTCGCGATGCGTCCGTGATTGAAACGCTCCATGCCGCCGTCAAGATGCCCAACAGCTTCCCGGGCGGGTTGTTCTGGTTCAAGCGCTATCAGGACGAACTCTATCCCGCCGTCCGCGCCTTGATGCAGGCCGCAATGGCAAAAGGTCTCGACGCACATGTGATCGAGGTCGAGACCTTCGACGAGCTCTTTGCCGACATTGTCCGGTTCCTGCCAGAAACCGAAAAGGAAATCGGTCGCATCGCGGGAGCCACGCGGCCCCGGCTCGCCAAGATCGTTCCGCGCGCCAGCGTCACCAATATCCCGGCCATTCGCACCAATGCGTTGCCGATCGTCTCCTATCCTGCCATTTGCCGGCTCGCCGTCTGCGATATCGGTGGATCGAGCGAAGTGCAGGACGCGATCAAGAAATCAGGCCTTGATATTATAGCCATGCGAGCAAAACTTGGTGTTCTTGCCTTCGGACGGGACGCTGACATCCGCAAGGCGTTCGAGCCGTTCAAGATTACCTCGTTCGACACGCACGCGATTTCGCCGGATCAACTCACCGGCGCCACGGGCACCCGCGCATTGCTGCGGAACGCGCTTTTCCGCGCCCTGGGTCGCCGATCCGGATTGCTTCCGACGCAGCGCGGCAGGCGTCAACTGCTCTATCCCAACTCCGCCTTTGTGAAGCCTTCGGATTTCAACTCGTCCGACGCGAAGCCTGTGGACCGGCTCAGCGGAACGATTGGTTCCGTGGACTGGTCGGAGGTCTGTGAGATTCGGCTTGACTGCAAGCTCAACGCGCTGTGGCTTCTGCTGGAGCCGCGCGTCATTCTGAACATCACGGACGAGACGCCTTTTGCGGATGTCGAGCGTGCGCGTGAGTTTGCGCGCGAGCGTCGGGCTCGCCGCCGCAACCGCGAAAGTAATGCCATGCTTGAAGGCTGGACTCGCTTGATCGTGGGCGACGAGCAATCAGTCAGACTTCGCGCATTCGAAATCGCCGATGGCCATGATGCGGAGTTCGAAATCTACCGCGTTGCTGGATTCAGCGGGGCAAGCCGATGATGCCGACCGCCGCTAAGCCCTATGCCTTGCCCGGCCATCTGGTGCTTCCCGAACCCAAGCTTCGGTTCGGCGGCGATCCGCGCGACGCCATTGACGTGCATCCGCTTCGTGGCCTGATAAATCACGGCCCGTTTAGTCGCGACAAGCTGTCAGCCGTCTCCGATCCGATCCGTCTCGCCGTGATTGCCCCACAAGGTGGTGTCAAGCGCATTGCCGATCTTGTTCACGAACTGCATCAATCACACAAGCCGCGCGAGCGCCGGAACTATCTTCCGGACTTTCCAGGCTTTTCAAGAATTTTCGGCGTGAGACTGATCTTGCCCAATGGACCGACCTCCATCGAGCTGCCTGCTGCCTTGACAACGGAAGTTCAGCATTCGCCAAAACCGCACGCCGTGCTGGCAGAAGCGCTGACCCGCTCGCTCTACGCACTTCGCAACCTCCGGCACGACTTCGATATTGTGATCATTTATCTGACCAAGCAGTGGGAGGCGGGCTTCCAGGAGCTCGCAACCGAAGACTTCGACTTGCATGACTACCTTAAGGCAATCGCGGCATCCGAAGGCATCTGTGTGCAAATCGTCACGGATACGGACACAGGCGCGCTTGGCTACTTCTGCCGTTGCAGCGTGACGTGGCGCCTTGGCGTCGCCCTTTACACCAAGGCCGGCGGCGTTCCATGGGTATTGGCCGACTCCGAGCCAGGCACTGCATTTATCGGAATCGACTATGCCTTGCGGCCCGGCACGGGCACTGAAAATCGGTACGCGATCTGTTGCAGCCAAGTCTTCGACGCCGAAGGGTCAGGTCTCGAATTCATTGCCTACGAGGCCGAAGGCATCAAGCTTTTTGGTCGGAATCCCTTTCTGCGCCGCGATCAAATGATGAAAGTGATCGCGCGCAGCCTAGCGATTTATCAGCGGAAGCATGCGGGTGAGTTTCCACGGCGCGTGGTCGTACAAAAGAATACCGAGTTCAAGCCGTACGAAGTCGATGGCTGTTTTGACGCACTGCTGCACACGCCCAACGTCGAGCTTGTCCATGTCCAGCAGTCATGCGGGTGGCGTGGAATCCAAATCTCGGCACCACGCAAGTCACATGCGTATCCCTGCCGCCGGGGCTCTACTTTCCAGCTTGGCGACTACGAAATGCTTTTGTGGACACAGGGTAATTTGCCAGACGTGACCCGGGACGGTCGTGCTGATTTTTTCAAGGAAGGTAAGGGCATTCCTGATCCACTCCTCCTTGTCCGTTATGCTGGCACGGGCTCGATGGATGACCTTTGCCGCGAAGTCTTGGCGCTCTCGAAAATGGATTGGAACAATGATGGTCCTTACGATCGCCTGCCGGTCACCTTGAGTTTCGCCAAAATGCTGGCAAACGTTGTAAAGCGCATGCCCAGGCTTGAGCCCCGGTCATATGCATTCCGGTTGTTCATGTGAGAGTTATTCGACCCGGGGGCAGCGCGGAAGGCCTCAATCACGCAAATCCCGGAACACGACCAAGCCCGCAATATTGTCGTCGGGTGTGCCGTCTGTATCCCAATAGGCATCGTCCAAGTAGCGGCGAGCGTCCGCAGTACGTCGCTGATCGCCAAGCTCGATCAGCCCTCCTGACGTGAAATGGTAATTCACGCGGGCCGATTGCGTGGTCTCGTTGGCCCCTTGTGGTCACAAACCGAGTTGCTGCTCCGATGAGATCGAGCTTGGCAGATTCGCAGACAAGCATATGCCATGGGTACATTATCGACCTTAGCTGCGACAGCTTCGTCGAGTTTACTTTCTTGACTTGATCGGGAAATGCCAGCGAGCAGCCCCAGAAGCTCGGTGCTCGATAGCTGTGCTTGCAAAGGTTGGGACCATTGAATTGGCCGTGGGAGTGAAGAAAATTGAAAAAACAGTACAGTGGTTCAAATCCAGCGCCGGCCGATGCAGAGACGAGCTTGTCAAGCTGCAGATACGGATTCGGACCTGGCTTGGTGAGACTACTGTAGCGGCCGTTGGCAAAGAGCCGCTTGGCCTGCACCCGAAAGCCCAGCCCTTTCTTTCCGCGAACAAGCCACCATTCCCAATCTGCCCCGTGCTTGGCTTCTGCCGCTTTCGTGGCCAGATCGACCACGATATCCGTGCCTTGATGCGCAACGGCGATGTTGTACAGAGCACATTCGGTGAGGGTCTCTTCGCTGAGTGAGAGTCCAACGCTGGCCGCCTTGCGCATGTGATTCCACACCAGCCCCGCTTCCCTCCGAAATGTCTGACAAAGGGTGGGCATGGAAAGAAAACCGGCTCGCGTTGGGTCACTCAGCGGCGGCCAAGGCCGGAAAGATCGCCGAGCGAAGGTTGTTCACGATCTCAACGGCGATCTGGCGCGCGAGTATCGGTGGAACGGCATTGCCGATCTGACGAAAAGCAGGGTTCATGGTACCGGCGAAAACAAATCCGTCTGGGAAGGATTGAAGCCGCGCCGCCTCGCGAACTGTAATTACTCGCGCCTGATCGCTGTCGTAATGGATGTGCGAATATGTGTCCTTTCCGATATGCGCCGTGAGCGTTCGGACAGGACGGTTGGCCCTGAGCTTCCACCATCGATTTGGAAATTTCGTTGGGTCGTACGGCGGCACCATCGCCTTGCGCAGCGCCTTCCATTCGGCAGTTCGAGGCCCCAGCCCGCGACGTTTTGCCTTTGAGTGAAACAGACGCAGGGCAATGCGGTGTGCCCGCGGATACTCGTCTCCCGGTTCCATCGCCTCGAAGATGCGACTGTCGCGCGGTAGATATCGCAGCACGTGATCGTAGATTTCGTCACCTGCCTCAAATCCAGGCCACGATCGCATCGCTTGCGCGTAGGAGGACAGATTCTTCCATGCCGTCCTGCGGTACCGAACCCCCTCAGTAAAGCGTCGCGCTCCTCGTCTCAGCTTGCCTTCCAGATGAAGAGTGACCGGAGGAAGATCACCAATAGCATCGTGAGCACTCACGGCGTGCGGAAGGTTGTGGTGGCCCGTGTCGGCCTTCACAAAGCCCTGCGTCTCCAAGAGGTCGATCAGTTTCAGGGCGACCGCACGGGTGCCGGCGTATCCGCGCGGAAGATCGCACTGGTGTGTCGCTGCCGGAAACGTGATGGTTGCACGGATCTCCTTCCGAAACGCAATCAGGTACACACGATCACGCATCTGCGGTACGCCGTGATGGGCAGCGTTGATGAGTGAGTAGGCGGCGTCGTAGCCCATGTCGTCGAGGACCTCGACCATTTCCTGCACGACATTGTGGCCACCATAATTAAGGATATCAGGCACATTCTCCAACAGCAGCGCGAGCGGCTTCAGGTGATCCACGTAATGGAGATAGCGAAGATAAAGATTTCCCCGCGGGTCGACTTTGAAGGCGCGCGGATGGTCGGCGATTTCGCGCAGCTTTGCGCGTCCGACACGTGCATAGGCTTGGCAGGGCGGCCCGCCTACTATGATGTCGAAGGCCTCACGGGCACTGCCTAGCCCAAACTCCTCGCAGAGCTCCTCCGGTTCCATCGTCGCGACATTGCGCGGCCGGGCATGCAGCTCGACCAGATCCTTTGAGCAGCCCTTGAAGAGATTGACTGCATGCGATCGGGCGGCTAGTTCGTCGGTTTCCATTGCGGCGACAATTTCGCAACCGGCTCCCTGAAATCCGAGACTCAGACCTCCGCAGCCTGCGAATAGATCAAGGACTCGCAAGCGCGCCTGGGGCTCACCAAGCCGAGCTAGTTTGCCAGCAATAGTGCGAGGCGATTTCATTGATTGGAATTCCGTCGTAGGCAGCGGCGCGCCGGCGCGCCGCGGCAGGTTACCAGGTTTGGCGGACATTGCCAGGCCAGTGTTTCGTGGGTGATGATGGGCTGGGGAGAGCGCGATGCGTGTGGAGGGAAGAGTCGTTCCATTTGATGCGCTTGGAACGGCTGATCTTCATGTTGACGCTGTGTACCAGAGCCGCGGGACAAGGACCGGCGATGATCCGCTCCCTCGGCTTCTGAAGGTTGGCAACATGGGCGGATTTCGGTTTCGTGGAAGGCTGGATGCCCTCGAAATCGTCGCCCTTACATCGAGCCTCAGCGACCCAGACTGGCCCGATGAGGTGGATCGAGAAACCGGAGTCTTTACTTACTACGGCGACAATAAGCATCCGGGACGAGGTCTCCACGCTACTCCCAGAAATGGCAATGAGCTCCTGCGACGCATCTTTGCCGCCGCATACTCGGGAGCCCAGAGCCGGAAGAATGTCCCGCCAGTTTTCGTGTTCGCGAACACGGGTGAGCGGCGAGACGTGATGTTCCTTGGTGTCGCGGTGCCAGGAACATCGGAACAGCAGGTTGCCGAGGATCTCGTTGCTATTTGGCGGACCGCAAACGGTCTACGATTCCAGAACTACCGCGCCCGGTTCACAATTCTCGATATTCCGCTAGTGCAACGTGTCTGGATCGAAGAGGTGATTGCGGGCTCCCCGCATGCGGCACACGCGCCGGCTGCCTGGCGCGAATGGATCGACAAGGGGCGATATCGGCCGCTGAAATCCACTAGGTCGCTCGAATATCGAACCAAAATCGAGCAGCTTCCTTCGAGTCCGAACGACGTGGCCATTGCTCGCGCTGTGCATCAGTATTTCACAGAACGGCCGCACGATTTTGAAAAATGCGCCGCGGTGATCGCGCGTCTGATGTTGCCCGACATCACTGAGCTCGATCTGACCCGTCCGTCACGCGATGGCGGAAGAGATGCGATAGGTAAGCTCAGACTCGGGCATGGGGTTGGTTCGATTCTTGTCGACTTCGCATTGGAGGCAAAGTGCTACGCACTCGAAAATTCGGTCGGGGTCCGGGAAATGTCACGTCTGATATCGAGACTCCGTCATCGGCAGTTCGGCATATTGGTGACAACGAGCTACGTCGATTTGCAGGCCTATCGAGAGATCAAAGAAGATCAGCACCCCATCATTGTGATCGCTGCGGCTGACATTGTTGGGCTTCTCAGAGTGAACGGACACGCCGACGTTGAAGCCGTAAAGTCTTGGCTTGATCGCGAGTTTCCCTCCGCGTCTTCCGACGCGTGACCGATGAGGCACCTTTGTGAGCGCAACCGGGAGGCCCCAGGCGCTTGGCCAAACGATCCGCCAAGGCGGCCGGGTCATCCAATTGGCACTCCCAGACAATGATCACCCGCCAACCTGCGGCTTCCAGTTCGCCCCTGGTCCGCCGGTCGCGCCTCACATTGTCATCGAATTTGCGCTGCCAGAACTCGCGACGTGTCTTCGGCGTGTAGGCCAGTCCGCAGTCGTGTCGGTGCCAGAAGCAGCCATGGACAAAGACGGCAACGCGTCTCGATCGAAGGACGATATCTGGCCGACCGGGCAGGTCACGAGCATGCAATCTGAAGCGGTAACCCATCGCATGCAGGAGTTTCCGCACCACTCTTTCCGGGCCTGTGTCCCGGCCGCGGATGCGGCTCATGAGGGCGCTACGCTTGGCCGGGCTCATGATGTCCCACTGGGGGCTGTTGGTCTCGCCAGGGAGCGCAACCGCTGGTAAGTTCCCCGCTGCGCCCTCCCTCTGGACTTTTTTGGTTTTCCGCTGTGCCAACGCGCGCCGTACCTCCATCAGCTTCCGCCCTCGTCGGCTCTCTGAGGGGCGTGGGCTATTCGCTCGAGACTGCCATTGCCGACATCATCGACAACAGCATAGCGGCTCACTCGAAGGTCATAGAGATACACTGGGAATGGAATGATGGCGAACCCGTCGCATGGATTCTTGACGACGGCAGCGGCATGGTCGCCGACCGACTTGTCGAGGCCATGAGGTTCGGCGGCATTGGTCCAGACGCAGCGCGAGTGGATGAAGACCTCGGCCGGTTCGGGCTTGGCTTAAAAACGGCGTCGTTGTCCCAGTGCCGACTGCTGACAGTCGCTTCGAAAACATCCGCAGGGCTTGCATGCTTCTCATGGGACATCGATGAGCTTCGTAAGGATGGCGGTGGGTGGAATCTGATCGAGGGCGACGTTGCTCTTCCTCGGGAAATCCTGGCTCGATTGGAGTCGCGCAAGACAGGCACGCTCGTAGTTTGGCGGAAAGTCGACTTCGGGCGATCGGACGATCGGCCCGGCTACGAGGCATTTCTGGCCGATCTCGAGCGCGTTGACGCTCATCTTGGAATGGTGTTTCACCGATTCATTGCCGGTGATGCTCGCCACCTGACGATCACGCTCAATGGCAGCCGCGTTGAGGCGTGGGACCCCTTCCTTGAAAGCGATGATTCCACGATTAGAAATCCAGAACAACATATCAACGGACCAGGCGGTAGGGTTCGTGTGCGCGGATTTGTGTTGCCTCACAGAGATCGATTTCGCAATGAGACGGATTTCGAGAAGGCCGGAGGACCTGATGGGTGGACGGCCCAACAGGGGTTCTATGTGTACCGACAGAAGCGTCTTCTATCGGCGGGCGGATGGCTGGGCCTCGGAGGGAGCCGCGCCTGGACGCGGGATGAACCGAGCCGACTGGCTCGGATTCGGATCGATATTCCGAACACCGCCGATCATGACTGGCGCATCGACATTCGGAAGGCGATTGCCCGCCCCCCAGATGCAATCCACAAGCCGCTGCAGCGAATCGCAGAGGACGTACGACGCAAGGCACGTGAGGTCTTCGTTCATCGAGGGCAATATGGCAGTCGCCATAAAACGTCAGACGTATCACGAATTTGGCAGGTGAACCCTGAGGGTGCGCGGCGACGTTACTCGATACGTCGCGATCATGAGCTCGTCCGCCTGATCAAAGCTCGTCTCGATCCGGTGGGTTCAGGTCTTCTTGAAGCGCTCATCGATTTGGTTGAGCGAACGGTTCCCGTTGATCGCGTCTGGCTTGATGTCACGGAGCGCGGAGTGCCCGCCGATGACACCGAAACGTCGGAGCTCGTCAGTGCAGCGCTCTCGATGGCAAAAATGATGGAAAGAGCGGGAGTTGGCTTCGACGAGGCAGCGGCGCGGATTGCAACCATGGACCCGTTCGACAAGGTAGAAAATCTCGCGAAGCAGCTGGTCCGCAAGGCGAGAGGCGCAAAACAATGAATTCCGTGGAAGACACAATTGCTTCAATGGCCTTGATGGCAATTCGGCAGCGCCATCCGACCACGGCTATTGGCAGGGAGGAAATCGAAACGGCAGTTCGCGATTGTGCGCGCCTGCTTGCACAGAACATCGCCGCGGATCGAGTCAACGCCATTGTCCAGGAATTGGAGACTAGGCTTGTAGTCAAGGTAGGTCGACCAACAAAGCTCGTCGACGAACGAGGCCACGTTCCCTGGTATTTCGGGGAGCGAAAGGATGGGCGGCGTTTTTTCAAGCGGTACGTCGATTTCCTTTTGCAGGATCAGAGTTGGCCGCCAGCGGCTATCGATGCGATTGATCTGTCCACGGATCTGATCATGGAGCAGATCGAGGACCCGAACCGCGATGGACCTTGGGATCGTCGCGGCTTGGTTGTCGGTCACGTTCAGTTCGGCAAGACGGCCAACTATGCGGGACTTGCGAACAAGGCCGCGGATGCCGGCTACAAGCTGATTATCGTTCTTGCCGGTATGCACAATGCCTTGCGGCAGCAGACACAGCGGCGGCTGGATCGCGACATTCTTGGCTACAATACTACTCCTGCGAATGGAGGTCAGGGTTTTGCACGAATTGGCGTAGGTGACTTTGACCGCAACATCCATGCCGAGCATCTGACAACGCAGGCGGCGAATGGGGATTTCAATCGAGCATTTGCAGATAATCTCGGGATCGGAGTTCAGCAGAGACCGGTGCTTCTGGTCGTGAAGAAGAACGCTCGGATTCTCGAAAACCTCAACAACTGGGTCACTGAGGTTTTAGCGCCACGCGAAGATACCGATACCCGTCCGCTTCTGTTGATCGACGATGAGGCCGACCAAGCCTCGGTTGATACGGGCCAGCAGGAATTTGATGCCAACGAAACTCCTGACCCGGACTATGAGCCGAAGCGGATCAATGGTCAGATACGACGCCTGCTTGTCTCGTTCTCGCGTTCTGCCTACGTGGCATACACGGCTACTCCGTTCGCCAATATCCTCATTCACGATGCCGCGGCGGCGGAAGAGTACGGAGAGGATATTTTCCCCCGTAGCTTTATTATCAATCTCCCATCGCCATCCAACTATATCGGACCCGGCCTCTTGTTTGGCATAGACGGTGATGGGGGCGGGGCCGCTGAAGAGCCTCTCGATGTAGTTCGAAACGTAGATCAGGACGACGAAGGATGGATTGCAACGGATCATAAAAAGGGTTTTGTGCCTCGATATGAAGGCGAGGATCGCATTCCGCCTTCGCTCGAAGACGCCATTTTGAGTTTTGTTCTCGCGTGCGCCGCGCGCGCGGCGCGCGGCCAAGCCAATGCTCACAACTCAATGCTGATTCACGTCTCTCGATTCAAGGACGTACATCAGGCGGTATTTCGGCAAGTGGATGAGTGGGTAGCTGATCTCAAACGCAAGCTCAAATACCGAACGGGCAGGAGCGGGCTGGTCGATAGGCTACGCGAAATGTGGGAACGCGACTTCGAACCAACATCGGCAGAAATCCGCGCCACGCGGATTGGAGAGAACCTGCCAACTACTTCGTGGGCTGCGGTGGAGCGCGAGCTGACAAACGCTGCCGATAAGATAAAACCGCAGGTGGTGAACAGCGAAATTCGAGATGCGATCGATTACGACGGAAATGCCACGCAGGGATTGAGCGTCATCGCGATCGGTGGTGATAAGCTTTCGCGTGGACTCACGCTGGAAGGACTCACTGTCAGTTATTTTCTGCGTGCGTCGAAGATGTACGACAGTCTCATGCAAATGGGCCGGTGGTTTGGATATCGCCCCGGTTATGTCGACCTCTGCCGCCTCTATATGACACCCGATCTGCAGCTGTGGTTCCGCCATGTGGCGACGGCGGCGGAGGAATTGCGGGAGCGTCTCGACCACATGGCAATGATTGGGGCGACTCCTGAACAATATGGCCTCCGAATTCAGTCGCACGACATCCTGCTGGTGACCGCCCCGAACAAGATGAGGCATTCTCGGGAATTCCAGGTTTCGTTTCAGGGAGAGGCCAAGATACAGACAGTTTTCTTCAATGATGAAACGAGCAATTATCGTAATGCCACCGCGATTACGGGTTTTCTGGACAGGATCGGACAACCAGTCGAACTGGCGGGCACCACAGGGCGGATGGACTGCAAGTCATTCGAAGGCCGCCGCGTGTGGAAAGGCGTTGCGGGATCTGAAGTTGCGAATCTCCTCGGCTCTCTTCTATTTCCTGAAGAAGCGCGTGACGTTAATGCCGGCCGTCTCAGTTCGTACATTCGGGAGTTGCTCGCCGCCAATGAACTGACCGATTGGACGATTGCCGTTCCCAATGGCAGCGGTGAGCTGCTTTCGGTGAATGGTTGGAATTTCAAGACCATTGAACGCGCTCCGCTTCCACGAGGCGAAGCGTCTGGTCGATATGTTGTAAAAACCGTTCTGTCTCCCAGAGACGAAGCCATCGATCTTGACCGGTTCGAGTACGATCGTGCATTGGCGGAAACAAACAGAAAGCGAATTGCGGTGGGTAAGGATGCGTCGAACACGCCCGACGGGCCAGAGATACGAAAGATCAGAGGTGAAAATCCGAAGCGCGCGTTGCTTCTGCTCTATCCACTATCGCCTAAGAACGCCGGTGTTGATTTCACCGTACCGATTTTCGGGGTGGTCGTAAGTTTCCCCGATTCCCAAAGCGGCCGATCGGTGCGCTACCGGTTCAATACTGTGGAACAGCGCCTCGAACTCGTATGACACCTCTCCGCGCTGAGCTGACCTCCAAATGGGCAGAAGCCGCACTTGCAGAGCGCGGCGACCGCGAATGGAGAGGCGTAGCGCTCTCTGTTCCGGCGGTCGTCCGGTTTCTGGCTGGCATCCGCGAGCCTGATGGTCATATCGCTCTGCTAATTGAGGCGCCTCTGGCAACAGCGCCGGCGACGATGTTGCGGGTCAACGCCGATGGCGTAAGCCTCACCGATCAGCGCGAGCCTCACGAGAAACTATTCCGCGTCGCAGTCACGCTCGAACGCGAATCTCTGCGCGACGTATTTGAGGTGCTCGCCACAGATATAGTGGAGGTAGTGCGGCCAGCCACAACTTCCGGTCAAGCCATTGAAACTGCGGTCTCGCGCCTGGAGGCTTGGCAGGCCTTTCTGCGGTCCGGCCGACGGGGCCTGTCGAGAGAAGAGCAAATCGGACTGTTGGGAGAACTCGCCGTTTTGCAACTGTTGGCCAGAGAAATTGGGTATGACCACGCCGTGGAAGCTTGGCTTGGTCCACTAGATGGGATTCACGACTTCAGCCGTTCAGGGACTGCGATAGAGGTCAAGGGCGTCGCCGGCGTCGGTAGCTTCTTGCGCATATCGCACCTGGATCAGCTTGAGTCGAAGGGGCTGTCAGTCCTGGCAATTGCCCGTCCGCGCTTTCGGGAGGGGCCGGAGGGTCAGTCGATATCGGCCTTCGTCAATGCAATTCGCGAAGACATCGATCGGGCCGCGCCCACGGCTAGGCGGGGCTTCGACGACAGACTGCTAAGGGCGGGCTTCATGGACGGGGACAGACAACCACCTGACTCTGCGGTCTTTTTTCTGGATAATATGTACGGTTTTGAAGTGCGTAGCGACTTTCCGCGGCTGACAGGTTCGTCCGTACCAGCCGAAATCGTGGATGCATCCTATACGCTGGACGAGCGAACCCTTGCTCGATTTCGGATCGAAGCCGATGGTCTTGCCAGGTTCGCAAAGATGATGGACGGGCCTAACGCATGAGTGACGAAGCTGTCGAGCTGTTTGCGCGCGAGCTTGCCGCGGAGGTAGATGATGCAGTCCACTCCGGAACCGGCAGCATCTACAGCGAAGAGGAATTTACGCGCATCGTCCTTGATCGCCTGGGTGATGAAGGCGCCGTTGAAAACCCGATTCTGCTTTGGCAGGAGGGACATTTCGCCCGAACGAAATACAAGATCACGGGCTATTCCATCCCGGACGACGAGGAACGACTTCTACTCGTGACTACTGTTCATACTGGAGAGTTGCCGCCGCGCGCCCTGACGCGAGACGAAATCCTCGGTGCCTTTCAGCAGGCAGTCAAGTTTTATGAATGCAGCTGCAAAGGACTCCACACCAAGATCGAGCCGTCCAACACGGATGCGAGCGAGCTTGCTCGCCGCATCTATGAAGCGCGCGAGCGGATCAGTGTCCTCCGTGTTGTATTGATTTCAGATGGACTGACTGGCTTGAAATCTGTCGACATCAAGGAGGCGTTCGACGGAACGCGCGTTATTGTCGATCTTTTCGGCATCGAACGGCTGCACCGCATACTCGGACAAGGATTGCGACGCGACGACATAGTCGTCGAGTTCGATACTGAACTAGGCGCACCTCTCCCGTGCCTCAAAGCATCAAGAAGTGGCGACGATTACGACGCCTATCTGGCCTCAATTCCCGGCGCGCTGCTCGCGGACATTTATGAAAAATATGGTACCCGGCTTCTCGAATTGAACGTTCGGGCATTTCTCGGATTGAGGGGTCGCAAAAGCGTTAATGCTGGCCTGCGCGCAACGATCCGCGAACTCCCGCATCGCTTTCTTGCATATAATAATGGCATCGTTGCAACAGTCGATGCAATGGATATCAAAGACCTTGGACAAGGGCACGTCGGCATCAAATCGGTGCGCGGCCTGCAGATCGTGAACGGCGGACAAACGACGGCCAGCCTGCATCGCGCCAAGCGCCAGGATGGAGCGAATCTGGATGGCATCGCCGTACCCGCCAAAATCATTCGCGTGGGCGGCGCAGATCTCGATGAGATGGTTGCAGCTGTCTCGCGATCAGCGAACAGTCAGAATACCGTTCAACCGGCGGACTTCTCCGCCAATGATCCGTTCCACGTTGCGGTGGAGAAGTTGGCCAACAACACGTGGCTCGCTGACGGCAAGGGGCGCTGGTTTTATGAGCGGGCTCGTGGCAGCTACGGCGCTGCCGAGCTGAAGGCGTCGTTTGCGGCGGCTCAAAAGCGACGGTTTACACACGAAACCCCCAAAGAACGCCGCTTCTCGAAGACAGACCTTGCAAAGTATCTGAATGCCTGGGACGGGCTACCACATCAGGTCAGCTTCGGTAACCAGAAGAACTTCCAGTTTTTCATGCAGTCACTGAAGGACGAACATCCAGACGGGTTTGAGCCAGATGTGGGCTGGTACAAGGCATTTATTGCAAAAGCCATTCTCTTCCGGACCGTTCAATCAATCGTGCGAGCCCAAAAATTTGCTGCGTATCAGGCCAACATCGTGGCCTATACAACGGCGTACCTCTCGTGGCGCACCGGCGCGCGTATCGACTTCGACCTCATATGGTCACGACAGGTGATCTCACCCGAACTGAAAACCGTACTTGAGAAATGGGTGGGTGGAATTGATGCGGCGCTCCGAAAGACTGCGGGCAGTCGTATGGTCAGTGAATGGGCAAAGAAGGTGGAATGCCGCGATGCCCTGCGTGAAATATCCCTCGATCTTCCCGACGCTCTGCCGCCCGAGTTGTCGAGCCAGACTGCGTTCGCGAAAAGCGGCAATGGCCGGGCGCCGATTCGCAACGACGGGCTGACACGTGGAGATCTGGAACTAATTGATAAGTGTCGCGCGATCAATGCCGAGACTTGGCTCAGGGTCGCACAATGGGGGACACAATCGAAGAAGCTGCATTGGAAAGTTGCCGGGATTGCGAGAACGATGGGCGAGTATGCAATCGGAGGATGGGAGCGCAGCCCTTCGGCGAAACAGGCAAAATGGGCGATGGAGGCTTACAGCGCGGCTGAAAAGGAACAGGTCTTTGCTGACGACAAGGCGTCTCGCTAAATTGTCATCCAGGAACCGCATCGTCTGTAGAGCGATCTGAAAAGATCATCGCAACAGAGTTGCTTGCCGCCGAACGCTAAGGTCTTCTAGGCATGCGGCCTTAAAATAAGGGGGAACCAGTGGTCGACTGGGACGCGAGATTCATGGCTTTGGCCCAGTTTGTAGGAGACTGGAGCAAGGATCGCAGCACCAAAGTTGGTTGCGTCATCGTGGGGCCCAACAATGAAATTCGGGCGATCGGCTATAACGGATTTCCACGTGGAATTGCGGACGACGCGGAAGAGAGGCACTCAAGGCCTGCGAAATATTTGTGGACCGAGCATGCCGAACGCAATGCCATCTATCATGCAGCGCTCATCGGCGTTGCCCTTAAGGGCTGTCGCATGTATTTGCCCTGGTTCCCTTGCATGGATTGCGCGAGAGCAATCGTCCAAAGCGGGCTCTCCGAACTGATCGCGTTTAGTCCAGAGCTCGGTCACCCGAAATGGGGAAAAGACTTTCAGGCTAGTATGGCACTGCTACGCGAAGCTGGAGTTCACGTGCGACTCGTATCTCCCAAATGAACACGAGCCGCTAGTGCGCGCCAGCGAGAGCCGGCCCCTGATAGCGAATTTCGGCATCAGCAATGTATCTTCGCCAGTAGTCGCGGCTTTCGGGCGCCTCTGCTCGCTGGAAAAACGTTCGTCCAATATCGGTGACGGTATCGCTCCAGCCTGCTGGAGCAGCATCGGATGTGACCACGAGCGCGCGTGCGATTTCATCCCGCACTTTGGGCTGTGCCCGCAAATCGTCAACGCGATTCTTTATGGCCTGGACGATCCGGCCCCTCAGTTGTGCATCGCCGCGGCAGGCGAGCTCCGCCAGCGAGCGCGCGGCGCCATACCTCACCGATCCATCGGAATCATGATCAAGCGACTGAAGCAGGGTATCAAAATTTGAGGTGGATGGAAATGCGCCCAACAAATGGACAATGCGCCACCGCTGCGTGGGAGGCGCATTATGTAACGCATTGCGCAACATCTCAAGTTGCTCCTCAGTGAGAGCCATGCGCCGGGCTACGTTTGCCATTGTCCAGCCGATCACCGAATCATCTGCGAGGAGCGTTTGAATGTCCTCGTCAGTCAGATTCTGATCTGACGGGCGAGTGAAGAGCGCTTGCCAACGCGTAAACCATGCCGCCTGCGAGTTAACTGCCGCGACCGATCGCAGTACCTGTTGAAAGGACATCGCGTCCTTAAAGGGTTGTGATCCAGCCAGCCTGATTAGCAGCAGCGCATCATTCGCTCGCTGGCGCGTTGCTTCTACGAGGTCGAAGCGTTTTTCTGCCAACATAGCAAAGATCACAATCCGCATTTCTGCGCTGCAAGGTACGGCGTCCGATGACACGCTGGAAAGCGCGTATCCAGCAGCGTACAAATTCCAGTCGTACAGGCGCCGCAGGAAATCGTCCGCCTTCTCCTGACCAAGTTGCTCGAATACCAGTGCCAGCGGATCGAACGAGCTCTGGTCAAGGCTTATGACATTGAGATTGTCCGATGTCCAAAAATCTTGGTTCTGTCGAGCCATATGACGAGACGCAAGGTAATCATGTAGCAAATGATGACTGAAGTGCGCCTCGCCGCTCTCTGTGAGAATAATCACTCCCGAGTTTTGAAGTCGATTGGTAACGTGTTCGCCAGCGATAATTCTGAATTGCTCGATTGAGAATGAGCGAGATTTATTGAGATAGGCCTGAAAAGCTGCGATCGCTGCTGAGTTGAGGTCCTGCTCAGTCAAGTTGGCGTGTGAAATTAGATACCGTTCATGCGTTCGCGCGCCGCTCACCGATACATCTTCTTGATGAATTGCCGCATTGAGAAAAAATGGCAAATCTAGCGGTGCAACGCTGGTCTGCCCGGATAGTCGGTTACCGGCATACCGTGCAATCAGGCTGGCGGAAAGCGGCAATACAAGGCCGAGCGCCCATCTGCTCAGCGCGGGCAGTTCGCGGCGGACGAGCCTATCGGCCACGATCACAGACGTTAGTATCTGATCGCGCACAAACTCGTCCAAAGAACGCAGAACTTGCGAACCAACCGAGGAGGCAATTTCATTCAAGCCGTCGACGATCAAAACCTTTGAAGCTGTTGGCGGTACCCAGTCGAGATCGATTGCAGTTGTTTGTGGGCGCGCAAAGCGCTCGATCAGAAAGGCAGACCCGTAGGCGATATCTTTAGAAACTATTGCATCCCAATCAGCATAATCAGATTGTCTCCAGTCCTTGAGATCAATAAGCACGGGCAATACGCCGCGCTCGGCGCTAGCTCGCATTAGACGGAATAACAGCTGCGTCTTGCCGCCGCCACCACGCCCAACCAGTACCACGCGTCCCTGCCGCAAGGCTCGCGCCAGAACTTCGCCTTCAGACGTAATGTCAAGATCTCCTCGAAACATGCGATCATAGTCGGAGGCCCAGCCGATCTCCAACTCGAACGGTGGATCGGCAAATGCAAGAGAGGCAATCACGCCGTTTGCAGCAGACCTCAGAATTTCCAGTTGGTGCTCGGGTGTCCTTTGCATGGCGATTTGCTGTCCTAGCTCTTAAGCATTCGCATCTGTTGTCGGGAGGCGCCGAATAAATTCGCGCGTGACGACCGCTGCTGCGTGGGCTGCATACACTTTCCATTGCGCACGAGTCGCATCATTGCCCTCCACACCAACAAGGTCGGAAATTCCCCGAATCACCGAGTATAGAGGGTTGTACCAAAAGGAGGTCCGCCGGGCGCACACACCTCTGGCCATGCCAATCGATTCCATGTCGACGGCAAGTGCTTTGTCGAATGGCTTCAATAGTTCCGTTTGAACCGGATTGTTCAGGCCACCCATCACTTTTTCGGCTGACACAATCTGGCCGATGTGAATCCGAGAGTTGTGTGCTGCTGGGGGCTGCTTCGTAATCGCATCTGCGATCCTGAATGTTTTTTGAATCGGGAAAGAGATGGTCCGTCCAAGATGCACAGAGGGATGATCGACAGGATATTGTCGCCAGAACATTGTCGCGCCATCGATCTTCAAGAAATCGACATATGCGACCGTATTTGCAATCACAACATCACCGAGATGAATGTTTTCGCGAGGTCTGCCGTTGTCGCACATTCCACCGGCAATGCCGACCAACAAAAGAACTTGGGGGCGGAGATCTTCAATGATGTGACCAACTTCTTCTCCTGAGGGGAGGTTGGTGCGGTCCGTGCATTTCGAAACCACCACATCCCAGTCACCACTATCTGGCGCCTCACTCACGAAATAGGGCGAACTCCCAATGTCATTGTGTGTTCCAAGAACGTCTCTGACCTCATCGAATTCTTCATCGATTACAGTGACGACCGCGACGCGCGCTCGGCCAAGCCGACCGCGCGGCGGAGAGTAAGCGCGCTCCTCGGACGGAGGCGCCATCGTCAGTAATCATCCCAATTCGGCATAGCTTCTAATCCAGCGGATCACCGCACTCTCGGCGGAGTCGTTGTATATGTCGCGAATCACCTGGGTAGGATCAGAAATAGCCGGCATGCGAATCGCACTCACCTCTTCGTCCTGGGCTCTTTTTCGAAGGGCTTCCAAATGCGGCTTGTTCCTCTCATATATCTGCGTGAAGGTGCAGAGTACGGTTGTGGTCCCGACCGCAAGGAACCGGCCAAGTCTTGTGCCCAAGTCGACGGCTACCAGCTCCGTAAGAAATGAGAAGAATGCCATGTCGTATGGCAGTCCCGAATACAAATCCTCGCTACGCGAAAGAATGCAGCAGTGTAGCGTGTCCTGGCGTATGTAGAACTGTAGCGAAATCGCGCAGGGAAAATCGCTGTTGGTTATGTCTTTATGATACGCTTGGTTAATGTTGATCACGGCTCGCCGGCTTGACGCGTTCCGGGACAGAACGGCCAGAACCCATTCGTACTGAGTCATGCCGTGGACACGCTCGTAGAACACATAGTGTCCATAGTTGGACCAGATGAGTCCATTTGAGTCGGAATATTGCGCCCAACGTCTGCTCGCATGAAGTAGGCCGTCGGCAGCTCTCAGGCTCCCACGAAAGAACGCAAGCAGTTCCCTGCACATATATCTTTCCGACGCAGGATGGCGAAGATGAAATACGCGATCGTTGGAGTCGGTCAGGGTGTACGCCACGTTGTACGATTGAATTGCAGAGCCCGCTCGGGCTCCTATGTGCTCTCCAGTTTGCAAAACATGATCTATTCCCGCCAAAACAAGCTGGTCGACAGAAGCCGCCGATATTACGTGCATCACTGCCCCCACGACCCCGCGATTTGCCCCTCCAAGGCTCTCAACAATTACCAGGGGTTGTGGGGGTCGTCGATGGCGGATTAATCACCTATCAGTGCGTCTCGGCTCGGCCTTTACGGTTTATCGAAATTGCGACAACAGCCAAGTGATGATCTTGGCCGCGAACACAGACACGAGCCACACGAATGCAGTGATCATTCTTGTGCCAACTGCTAAGCATCAGCACGCTGACATCACAGCCGGCGAAGGACGCGCCAAAGCGATGAACGTCATCTGTTATTTGGATTGCCTGGCCATTGCCGAATATGGCGTTGGAGCCCTTCGTTGATGGCGTCGAGACGCTTCGCATTGTCGTCCAACGTCTTAAGCAAACTGTTCTGGCGTTCCTCGAACCGGGCCAGCCGCGCATCCATTTGAGACAGAAACAGGTCGATCGCCGCGAGCCGCGCAAGCTGGCGCTCCTGTGCGAGGTTCTGCTGTTCCAGCGTGTTGATACGAATGGTCAAGGTCTCAAGCTGCGGCGAGCCGCGCGCTTCGATCACGCCGACGCGGCTCTGCACGGTCGCGCCCCAAACGATCGCACCGACCATTTGAGCGGCGAGGAAAGCGGCGAGCGGGCTGTTTGCTCGCCACCATGAGACGACCGATTCCCGCGTCATCGGTTGCCCTTTTCCAGGTAGCGGCTCACCAATCCGAGCGCGCCGGAGATCGCGGTATCGACTGGCTTGGCAATCACGAAGAACAGGATGTACTCGAATTCGGCAGCGCCGTAGGTGCCATGGATCGTTGGGATGCTCCATGAGCAGGCATCGCCGACGACATGCTTGCTGCCGATGGTACAACCGAAAATCCACCACCACGTCGAATCGATCATGATGAGGCAGAAGCGGGTCGCCGCGATGGCAAGGATGACCCAGAGGATGACGCGGAACGGCCACCATTGCAGCACGGCAAGCGCATATTGCGACTTGACCTGCGCGAACCGGACATTGGCATCTATCACCGCAACCGCGAGCTGCTCGGTTGCGACATTGGCGCTCTTGAACTTTTCAAGGTCAACGTCCTTTGACTTGAGATAGGCGTTCAGGAGCGGCTGGACGATGTTGTCGCCGAACAGTTTGAAAACCGTCGACGCGGCGGCCGATGCGAGCCATTCAAACATCGGTTTAGCCCTTCTTGTCGGCTAGGCTTTCGCGTGTCACGCGGCGCAGCCACTCAAAGGCGACGCCGGTAGCCGCGAGGAAGCCGGCTAGCGCCAGCGCGCGGAATTGTTCGGGGATCAGGTTGGTCACCTCGTTGACCAACGGCGTCCAATCCATGCCGTAGGACGCCAGCGTGTCGTGAATGGCGATGACGATGCCACCGATCCAATAGAGCCGTGCAACAATGAGCGTGCGCGAGCGGTCGACCAGCCAAGCCTCGACCGGGTCGATGTAGCTCCACAGTTTCGGATAACGATCGCGTAGGAACGGGCGGCCGAAGAAGATATAGGCCCAGGCCAGGAACACGATCAGCGCGCACCACAGAAGGAGGTTCATGAGTTAGCTCCGCTTTTGTGAAAGAGTTTCAGGCGGCGGCTTTTTCGGGCACCACCACGATGCCCGGCGTCGGCGCGTCCTGCCGCGCCTGGTAGTTTCGATCGATCGCGTAGATGGTGCCGCCGATCATGACGACGATGCCGAGCGCCAGCGCCCCGGTCTCGACCGGATGCGCGATGACCCATTCGTGGAAGCCGCCGGCCGTGCCGACCGCGGCGCCGCCACCGCCAACCTGGATGACCTTCTTGGTCGCAGTCGGCGGCGGGATGACGCCCTTCGCCATTGTCTCGTCGGTTTGCGTCGGCGTGATCGGCGGCGCCATGTGCTTTGCCTGATCGGCAAAATGCAGCGCCAGCGCGCGGACCTCCGTTACGCGCCGCGTCCAGCCCTTGCCGAATGCCGCGAACGTCTTGAGCGAGCGCAGGAACGCCATGCGCTCGTCACAGATCGCGTTGACGAGCGCCTCGGGGTCACGCCGGCCAATCGCGGCAATCGTTGCTGGGCCAATGACGCCGTCGACATCGTTCATGCCGACGAGGCGCTGCATGACCTTGGCGGCGCGGCTGACGCCGGAATTGATGCTGTAATCGAGCGCCGCGTAATCGGGGCCGGGGGGGAGATCGTCGTAGCAGAGCGGGACCGCGTAGTGCGGCCAATAGATCGCCTCGGCGACCGACTTGGGCATTGCCTTCACGTCGGCCGCGGTGGCGTCCGATTTCCAGTACTTGCGCGCGTCGAAGATGGTGATGCCCCAATTGGTCGGGCCGCCAGGATCGCGCGGGTCGTTGGTGTATCCGCCCTCGTGCGGAAACACGCCTTGCTCCATCGCTGGCTCATAGGTCCAGTGCATCAAGTCCTCGCTCTCTTGGGGAATTTGTCGGCCAATGCGGAATCGGGCGGCGGCACGTCGGCCTGCGCGCCGTCATCCCGAGGTCGGCTCGCCGTGAAGACGCGCATGTGCATCTGTGGCGCGCCGCGCGCGCCGACAGCCAAGCCGTCAGTTTTGGGATTTAAGGGAAGGGCGCGGGTTGATCCCCGCTTCGCTTTAGCTCGCGGCGCCGATGGTAAAAGTCAGGTCGCCGGTCAGGAACTTGATAGGCGTGCCGGTAGCGACCGCAAACGGCCCGCCCGGCAGGGCCTTGCTGAACAGCAGGTTGCCGCCCGAGGCCGCGTCGAAGATGCCGACATAGTCGAAGTTCGCGACATCGCCCGCCGCTTCGCCGAAATCGACATCCGCCGAATTCGTGATCTCATTGTCGACGCCGTCGTCGGCGATGGCGTCGAAGGCGATCGCGACGCGTCCGCCGGCATTGATGGTGTCGGTAACCTCGGCGCCGGAGGTCTTCGGGTTGCCGTTGAATAGCCCGACGTAGCAGGCGGCGGGCGCTGCCGGCATCGCATTGCCGGCAAGCCAGCGGCAGACCTTGTTGCCGAGATAGACGCTCATGTCAGATGCCATGTTTTTCTCCTGTTGTTACCAACTCAGCACCACCACGACCTGGATCGGTGGCGCGTGGGGCTGAAATCCGATCGTCACCGACGCCGCCAGCTCGGCGTCGTCGGTAAATGCGGCCGAGAGCACGGTCGCGACGAACAATGTCGCCTGCGCGGCGAGCACTGCCTCGTCGCTGAGATCGACCGCGAGCCGCAGGGCCGCGGCGCCGACGGTCAGATAGGCGGCAAGCACCGCGTTGTCGGTGTTACCCGCGGCAAGATGGAGCGGCGCCGGCAGAACGGTGATCGCCGCCGCGAAGCCTCCGTCCTCGCCGAAGGCGGCGGCGAGATAAAGCGGCGGCCAGATGCCGATCGTTGGCGCCAGCGTCGCCTCGTCGGCGAACGCAGCGGCCAATTCCAGCGGCGGCGGGATGATAGTGATTGCCGCGCCGAAAGCCGCATCCTCGGCGAACGCTACCGCCAATTCGAGCGGCGGGATGTCGGTGGCCGAGGCTTTGATCGCATCGACGATCAATCCCCAGTTCTGGATCGTGAAGGACGTGCCGAACGCGACGGTCGCGTTGTCCAGCGGCGCGGTCGCGAGCTTGTACTCGCTCTGCTGCGACGACCAATCGCTGCCGCCGCTATTAGTGAAATTTGCAAGCGTCGTGAAATCGGCGGGCGACGAGCTCGTCCCGCCGCTGCGCGGGGACCCGGCGACAGCGAGGATCAGCGCGCGGGCGGCATCGGTTTCAACGCCCGCAAGGTTCGGCGTGCTGGCGGTCGCTGCGCCACCGGTCGCGGTCGCCGGCAGGCTTGCGTTCGTGTCGAAGGGCTCGTCGATATCGGCACCGGCAACGCCGAACGCCAGGATCGTGGCGTCGTCGACATTGCCGCCGGAAATATGCGCGGTGATCGTATCGGCGGTGAGCGCAGCCGGCGCATGCGCCCACCAGATCTCAAGGGTATTCGAGTTGCTATTGCGACCACCAGCCCACTGGTATTGCGCCCGCCGCTGCCACGACAAACCGGCCGTGTCGGTGACGCTGCCGACGGGACGATAGCCGTTGGCGCCGGTCGTCTCGGTATGGACGATCGCGACGATGACATCGTCCGGCTGCGTGGTCGTCAGCGAGACGCTGCCCGTCCCGCTACCGGAAAAATTCGCGTTCGCCTGGCCGTCGATCGATGGTCCGAGCGGCGCGCCGTTGCCGGCGATTTCGAAGGCGCGTTGGAGATTTTGCGTCCAGGCCGGCAGCGTCGGCACGGCCAAGATCGTCCCGAATACCTCGCCATCGTGCGAAATCAGGACATCGAAATTCAGCGGCGCCAGATTGAACTCGGACGTGTTCTGCGCCCGCATCGTGAGGACGGCGGGCGCAACCGCCGAGGGGAAACTATAGCCGACATATTGCTTGCCGTTCGCCCCGGCCTGCCAGCGCGTGCCGGCATTATTGTCGAAGGCGTTGGCGGCAACGTAGCTTGAATTGTGCGAGGACTCGATGGCCGTGCCGCCGCCGGCGTCGGTCAGGTCGACGCCGCTCGCGTCGCGGAATTCGAGCTCTTGGATTTCGACGTAATCGGCGCTGCCGAAGGCGCCGCTCGACATCTTGTCCAGGCAGCGCACCGCCCAGGTCTCTGCCGCGCCGGCAACCAGCGCTGGTTTGGCGAAGGTGCGGGTCTGAAGGTTACTCCAGCCGGTCTCGTTGACCGCACCGATAGCGGTGCGCCAGGCAACCCCATCGTCCGACCATTCGAGCCAGAAGCGCTTGGGGACCTGCGTCAGATACGACGTGTCGGCCTTGAGCGCGAATTCGACGATGGCCTGGCGGATGGGAAAACGATAGCCGACCCAGACCCCGGATGAGCCGACCGTGGCCCAGCGATTTCCCTCGCTGCGGTTGAACGCGTTGGCGGCCACATCGGAGCCGCTATGGCCGCTTTCGAGCGCGGTCCCGCCCACGCAGACATCGGCGCCGCCGGGCGAGGCGCGCATGTAAACTTCGCCGATCGATGTATAGGAATCGGCGTTGTTAGCCTCGACGTAGACGCGCCACCAGAAATGCGCGCCGGGCGGAATGGGCACGCGCGAATTGACCGAAAGCGCCGCGGCATCGGAGAAGCCAGCCCGCAGGTTGCCGGCAAGCGGCAGCGCATTTGCCGCCGCCAGGCGATGCCAGCTCAGCGTCGACGGCGGCGTGCCCGCCGTCCAGGCGACACCGTTCGCCGAGGTGTAGAGCGTATTGGCGCCGATAACGATCCACTTGCCGGCATCGGACCAGCAGGCATGATCGAAGCGCGTGCCGCCAAGGCCGCTGGCAAGTTGCGTGTAATTGACACCATCGGTGGAGCGGGCAATGACGCCGGTGTTGCCGCCGACCACCATCAGCATGTCGAGGCCGGGCGAATAGGCGATCGATTGCCAGTCGTAGGCCGAGCCGGTCAGTGATTTTTGCGACCACGCCGCCGATGTCGGATCGCTGCAATAGCCGTAGTCATTATTGCCGCTGGCGTTGCCAGCGATCATGCAGAACTTCTGGATGGCGCCGGCGGCCCAGGCGATGAAGCGCCAGTTCTTGCTCGTAGCCGGCGCGTTCGCCTTGGTCCAATTGACGGCGTCGGGGGAGGTATAGACCGCGTTGTTGTCGCCGACGGCGACCAAAAGGCCGCGATCGGACGACCAGCAAACCGAGTTGAGCGCAACGCCGGTGTCGGGCAGCGAGCGCGCGGTCCAATTGATGCCGTCGGGCGAGGTGAGGACGCGCGTGCTGGTGGTCGGTCCGGCCGAGGTGACGACGACGAACAGCCCAAGGACGCCGGCCCAGCAGACGCCGTTCATCGTCCAGGTATTTTGATTTGGAACGGGGGTTCCGGTCCAGCTATGGCCGTTGTCGGTCGACCGCGCGACGTTGTTATTGTTATTGTCGCCGCCGCTGGCGATGGCGACGAACATGCTGAGCTTGGGCGAATAGGCCAAGCCCGACCAGCTTCCACCGCTCCCGTTGGCGAAGGTCGGGAGGTTTACGGTCGTCCAGCTGGCCGCGTCGTCGGCCGACCAGGCGCTGCGTGGATTGTCAGCGCCGCCCCAGGCGACCGCTACGAGCGGGGTCGCCATGTCACAGCGGCCCCTTCACCGCCGCGAACAGGATGCTCAGATCGAAGGCAGTATCATCGAGCGCTGCGGGGCGCATGACGCGCAGCGTATTGCCGGCGTTGAACTGAACGGCCTGATCGAACGTGAACGTGCCAGCCGTGCTGCCAGCCGCGAAATCCAACGTGCCGATGTGAGTTGCGTCCTGATAGATATCGCAAGTCAGTGCGGCGGCCGGCGCGACGGCAAGCCCGGCCGACGAGTCCGGCAAGCCCGCCGGCAGATAGAATGGCGTGCGGGCCGACGCGCGAAAAGCGAACATCGCTGCGCCGTCGACGAGTCCCAAGCCAGGCGGACCGGGGAAAAAGAAGGCGATGTCGTAGTTGCTCGGGAACGGCAGGATGAATTGATAGAACGGGCCTTGCGCGTCCGCGCCGAACACGAAGGTGTCGCCCGATGTGAAATCGTGCAGCACCAGGTAGAGGCCGTCATTGGCGACCAGAAAATCGTAGAGCCGGTAATCGTGGTTGGGTTGAAACGCGCCGGTGAATCGGAAGGCTGCCTGCGGCAGAATATAGGGGCCGAACACCGTGTGATCGGCCATGGTGATCGTCATCCGGTTGCCGTCAACGCTGATTGAATCGATCTCGTTGGGCAGAACCGGGTTCTGCTCGACCACCTCCAGCCGCTTTTCAACATCGTAGAAATTCTGATCGATCTCCTGCGGTTGGAGATCGCGGCCAAGGCCGGCGCCCCATTGGGCATTGTCGTCGGTGCGGTATTTCAGGGCGACCATTGCTTTCCCTACGGCAGGCGTTCGGCGGTGACCTCGAGCGTGTCGAGGTCAATCGCAAAAGAGCTGGTGCAGGCCGGCATCGAGGACTCAGGGACATTCGGGCTTATGGTGCCGTCGGCGCCAACCGGCATGCCGGCCCAGGTCGGATTGCATTGAGCGTCCGAGGGAAAATCGCGCATGCCCTTATAGGTGCCGACGTTGAGCGCCCATCGGTAATAGGTGCTGCTCGATGCACCGGCCGTCGCGATCTCAAAGGTCAGCGAACGGGACGGGCTGATGAGCCCTTTGATCCTGCTCAGATTCAAAAAGACAATTGCATGCGCCGAATAAAAGAACTGGTTGATCGTCTGGAGTTCAGTGTGCGAGGCCGTGACTTCCCAGATGATCCAATAGATCTGGTCGGCGGGAATGCCGTAGCCTTCGACCCAGCCGTCGATGGCCTGCTGCAGCACGTCCTGGTCGGGCACGCCGTCGTGGTAGGGGACGCGCACGCCGCCGAGCGGCGCGCCGCCGCCATAGGCCCAGCCGTTCCAGATCGCCTCGTCGACGACAGTCGCCTCATAGGTGTGGCTTTCTGAATGCTGGTCGGACCAGGGCGGACGGCTCCACATGAATTCGTGCGCCAGCATGGCGGACGAAAACGGATTGACGATCGGCGTGTCACCCGGGAAGCCGATCTGAGCTAGCAGATTGAACCCTGTGCCAAACGGCAGGCCGCTCAAGAGAGGCGTATCGCCGAAAGCATCACCGCCGGTATAATCGATGCTCAAAACCAGTGCGGCGATCTTTGTGGCGCCCCAGCCGACCTCGACAATGCTTTGGTGAGGGTCGAGCCGCCATGGGGGATCAAGCGCCATTGCTCTTGTTCTTGTAGGTGAAGGTTGTCTCCTGGCCGTTGACGCCGGAGGTCTTCAGCTTGTCGATCAACTCGACATCGACGTACTGCGAATCATCATCCGGGTTGGTGATGCGCTTGACGCTCGTTTCGCGGGAGAGTTCGCGGTGCTTGCTTTCGACGTAGGACGTAATCGTGCTCGAGTAGCTCGAATTGAATGTCTTGGTTGATCCGGTTTCTCCACACTGGATCAGCACGTTGTCGACCGGCGGCTCGCTCGGATTCAGAATCCGCTGCGGCGGCGTCACGTCCCGTGACTGGAACGGCCGGACGATGCGCTCAAGGCCGGTCATGACGAAGCGGCCTCGAGATCGATCATCTTCGGCACCTTCAATTGCGAGACGGCGATGTCATAGGCCGTCTCGAATGACATGCCGGCGACGGGCTTCAATTCGAGGTCGTACCAGACCGAATTGGTCTTCAGGATTTCGGTGGTGGTGCGCGATTGCAGCGCGGCGATGCGGTTTTGCTCATCCACATTCTGCGGCTGCGCGTTGTTGACTTCGATATCGATGGGGAACGACGCCTCGATAGCGCCCCCCTGCGCGTCGGCCGAGCCGTGCACCTGCTCGCGCACCACCGCTTGCCTTTTCGACAGCGGAAACACCAATCCGTCGTCATTCGGTGCGTCGATGGGCGGCGCGTAGCTCACATCGCTGGCCGGCAGCGCCACCTCGACATTGTGGTACGCCTGATAGCCGCGCGCCACGTAGCCGTCCGCCGCATAGGACGGATCGCCCGGCTGCTCCTGCACCGCGCCGCCGTAGCCGATGGCGCAGCCGATGGTGACGGACCCGATGGCGACGCCGTTGCCGCCATCGACGCCGAACTTGTAGTCGATGATCTTGCCGAGCGCCTGCCCGCCCGGCACGCGGTCGTCGACCAACCTTCCGTTCTTGCGGCAAGACAGTGCGATGGCCCGCTCAAAGGTGCAGGCGAACGTGATCTCGACGCAGCGCGAACGGATCAGCAGGTGTGCGCGCGCCAGCACAATCAGATATTCGAGGCTCCATAGGCCGCGGTCCGTGGGGAGATACGAACGCCGGCCGAGATAGCCTATGGGCGGCGGGCCGCCGGCAACCTCCGCGCCGACATCCTGCGAGTCGAGCGTGATCGCCAAGCTTTCAGCGTCCTCGGCGAGCGTGACGATGTCCTGCACGTCGGTCGAAAGCGTAAAGCGCGCATGTTCCTTGCGCGGCCGGTTGGCGTCGTATTTCAGCGTCATGCTGGCCTGGACCTGCCAGAGCGGCACATAAAGTCCGGTGCTTTCCTGCGTTGCCGGGATATTGACTGGATCGCTGTCTGGCCCGCCTTCGTCGATGACGCCGGTTTGGAACTTGCGCATCAAGTCGGTGTAAAGATACGGGCCGCGCATGATCGGCACCGAGCTCGAGATGCTGACCGACATGGTGTCGCCGGTCGCGTGTTTTTTCTCCACGTTCTGCCAATTGACGGTGCAATTGACCGTATCGACATTCTCGACATCGTTGAGGTCGCGCGCTGACGCGGCGACAACCGACCAGCCGCCGCCGAGCGTCGCGCCCGGCTTCGGCCAGTCCGAAATCAGCGATTGGCCGGTGTAGGTCGCAACGTTGAGGCCGAATTGCAGGGTGCCGGATGCTTGTTGCGTCCAATTGATGGTCGCGTCGACCGAGACGCTGCGCAACGGCGTCTCGCCGAGATTGATCTTGACCGAGTCGTAGGGGACCTCATCGGGCTGGAAGTCCTCAATACCGTCTTCTCCGACCAGGACATCCGAAATACTGACCTCATGAGTGACGCGATCGATCGACCAGAGCGCCGAACGCGCCTCCAGCACGGTATCGGGATCATCGAGCGCGTCGGGATTGATCCAGATCGGATCGTAATAGGGCCGCACCTTCAGTGTTTCGGCCGCGGCCGCTTTCAGCGCCACAAAGTCGGCTGGGCGGGCGGTAAATACCAGCGTCACCAGTTCCTGGTTGATGTCGGTCGGCACGCCGACCAGCCGCCCGTAGAACAGGGGCGCGAGATCGGCGCCGTTCTGCCAGGACAGCCAGGCCCAGACCCGGCGCGTGGGCGCCAAAAGGCCGATGCGCGGATTGCGCACGATCGCGGTCAGGGTCGCGAAGTCGCCTTCGGCGTGATCGACATCGAACTTGAAGACATCCTCGTCGATGCGAGCGTGCACCGCCGGATCGAAGGCCTCGTTCTTGTCCGCCCAGGCAAAGTAGAACGGCCCGATGCCACCGATGCGTAGCCGCGCGCGCAACGTCGCTTGATCGGCGAAATCGGCGTTCATTTCTCTTCGAGAGTCATCGACCAGCCGACCTGCGCACCATATTCATCGCGCGACAGCTGGAAATCCGTCACCACCATGGTCAAGCGCGGCCGATAGTAGGTAAAGCCATCTTCCGAAAACGACGAGTTTTCGACCACCGGCCGCTGCGGCGTGCCGCCGTCCGCATAGGCAAGTTCCTCGATGCAATCGACGACGATCTGGCGGCCCGGCCAAAGCCCGTCGCAGGACGGCGGGCGCTGATCGGTGGCGCTGATGGTCGACTTGTATTTGCGGAATTCTGCCCGCGACAGGTCGATCAGCTCGCCATTGACGGTGCGGACCAGACTGGTTGCCTGGTCGAGCGGTTCCAGGGTTTGGGTGAGACCGCGGGCGGAATAGGCCGGCACGCCGAGCCCCAGAAGCGAGAGCACGGTTTCGCCCGACATTTGCGTTCCCTTTTAGCGATTCCAGCCCGGCTTGCGTCCCGACGAGCGCAATTGCTGACGCACGGCAAAGCGCGTCAGGCGCTCCATGGTGTCCTCATCGGCTGCCAAGCCGGAAAACGTCTCGTTGCCGATGGTCAGGTTGAGAATGCGCGAAGGCAAAGCGGCAATCGGCGCTGGTTGCGGCATCGCCAGCGCCGGGGCGAGCGGGCTCATCAAGGCATTGGATAGACCGTCGATGAGGCCGCCGGCCGCAAAGCGCGGGATGGGCAGCCGCAAGGTGCGCACCGCCTCCATAAACGCGAGGCCGTAATGGGCGACCGCGCGCGCCGGCTGAATGAACTCGTCGCGCGAGCCCCACAGCAAGACCGAATCCGAGGTCGATGTGCCGGGGCCACGCACTGGCCCGCCGCGCGCATACCCTGCCGCGCCGCCGCCGGCGGCAACTTCCTGCATTGCCGATTGCGCCGCCCGCGCCGTCGCTGCGGCCTGCTGTAAGGCGGCGCTCAACTGGTTGACGGCGGCGGTCGCGCTCGCGACAGCAGCATTGATCCGCGCCATAGCGGACTCGGCCGCGCCCGCCATCTGGTCCCACAGCGGCAAGGCCGATTGCAGATCGCTCGCCAGTTGATTGCCGAACAGGTAGCCGATGATGTTGGCGAACAGCGTGTTGATGGCGGAGGCCGCGCCCTTGGCGCCGGCCACTAGCGTATCCCAAGCGGTTTGTGCGCCCGTTGTCAGCCCGGCCCACAGCGCCGAGACCGCGGCAACGCCGGACGACCAGACACTTTGCAGGCCGGCCCACAGGGTCGAGGCGCCTTGCGTGATCAGCGACCAGGCCGATTGCGCACCGGAGAGGAGCGATTGCCACAGGCTGTTGAGCGCGCTGACGCCGGCATTCCAGGCCGCCTGGATATCGGCCCACAAGGTGGCAGCACCGCTCTTGATCGCGGCCCAGGTCGCCTCGGCAGCGGTCTTGATCTGCGGCCAATATTCGTAAGCGAGCACGCCGAGCGCCGCGGCGACGGCGGCGATAGCGACGCCGAGCGCGACCCACGGGGCCGCAACGATTGCAGCGGCAACCGCGCTGCCGAAGGCCGCAATGCCGGCAACGGCGCCGGCCAGGGCGCCGGGAATAAGCCCGATCAGATAGATGATGCCGGCAATGGCGGCAGCCGCAGCGGCGCCCGCCACCACTGTCCAGGCGTCGCCGAACTTGTCTTTCATCCACTGCGTAGCGTCGGCAACCGCCTGCTTGATTTCGGGCCAATACTTGTAGGCGAGGTAGCCCAGCGCAACGAGAACCGCGCCGATGGCGACCACCACCAGCGTCCAGGGCGAAGCCAAAGCGCCGATGCCGGTCGCGACCGAGAACAGCAGGCGGAAGGCGCCGATCAATTGCAGGATGGCCGCATAGGCGACCACCTCACCGGCCGTGATCTGGGTACCGAACAGATTATTGACCGCATCGGATACCGGCTTGATGGCGGCGACCATCAGCTTGAAGCCGCCGATCACCGCTTGCACTGCAAAGCCAATGGCCTTGCCGATGCCGAAGATTGCGTCGCGGAACGCCAGCACATTCTTGTTCTTGACCTGCTCGTCCAGGCCGGCAAAGGCGCGCGCGAGATCGACCAGCAGCGGGCCGATGGCCGAGGCAAGATCGGAAGCCCATTGCAGGATACTCTGCGCGTTTTGCAGCAATAGCTCGGTGACGGTATTGATCGCGCGCGCGAACGGCTCAGCGAATTGCGCGCCGATCTTGTTCTTAAGCTGACTGATGATGGTGGAAAGCCGCGACCAGGCGACGATGAATCTGGTCGCGTTGGCATCGTCGAGCTTGTTGAAAGCTATGCCGGCAATCCGGGTATCGTCTGCCATTTGCCGGAAATAGTCGCCGCCCATGCGAAGCTGCGGCAAGAGCTTCTTGCCAAGCTCGGCGCCGAGGGCAGCCTGCGCGATCTGCAACTGCTTGACCGGGTCGATATTGAACGCGACCTGATCGGCTAGCCGCGCAAAATTGTTCGCCAGCATGTCGGCGACGCCGGCGGAATCGGGGCCGTAGCGGATGCCGAAGCGCGCCAATTGCGACGACATTGCCGTGATTGCCGCTTGCGCGTCCTCGCTGCTGATGCCCAAGCCGTTCATCGCGATCATGAGCTTGTCGTAGGCATCCACCGACATGCTGGCGTTGCGCGCGGCCTCGCCGACCGCATTGATGGCGGTCGACGCCGATTTCGCCAGCGCGCCGAAGGCTGCGATGGTAGCGGTCCCGAGCAGCGAAACGACCGTCACCAGCTTGACGATCTGGGTTGCGACCCGAACGGCGGCCACGCCCACGTCGCCAATGTTGCGCCCCAGATTGAATGCCACTTGTGATGCGGCGCTAAGCTGCGGGCCAGCGGCTCCGACCGATTGCCCGAAGCTCGTCGTATTGAGCGCAGCCGTCCGCGCGCCGTTGCTGAAAGAATCGACGGTGCGGCCAAGCGCTGAAACGGTTTTCCCGATAGCGGGGATCTGCACGCCGGCCGCTTTCGCCATCAGGCTGGTGGCTTGCAGCGAGCGCGTCAATTCCGAGAACGCACCGCCGCCGATGGTGCCGGCATTGCGGAAAGCGCTACTGATACCGGCGAACACGTTCGTCACGATGTTGCCGGTGTTCTTCATCGACGCGGCGAACCGCTGCCCTGCATCGGTCAGCGATTTAAGCCCCTTCTCGGGCTCGATGAAGTCGAAATTGAGCTGGACGTTCTGAAGATCGGCAAAAGTCGCGTCGGCCGCCTTGCCGACGCGCTGGATGCCTGCAATGGCTTCCTTTTCGCCCTCGAGGACGATTTCGGTGATGATCTTGTCGGACATGGCTCACTTAGACCGTGAGTTCAGGAATCCGGTCGCGTGAGCGCGGCTCAATCGATGTGCGTCTCACTCCAGAAACGACCGAAATGTTGCATTGCCGCGAGCTGACGCGGAGGTGCGAGCAAACATCCATGATTGCGAATGCTCTGGATTAGGAGGGGAACAAGAGCGTAAACTACGAATTTATTTGAACGAATCACGCCGGCGAGCAAATGGGCACGATCGTTCTTCTCGATCTGATGGGCGGAGTAGCATTGCTGCTGTGGGGCCTGCATATGGTCCAGAGCGGCATCTTGCGGGCGTTCGGCTCCGACTTACGTCGCCTATTGTCGAAGGCGTTTGGAAACCGGATGGCGGCGTTTGCTGCCGGTCTCGGCCTAACCGCGCTGCTTCAGAGTAGCACGGCGACGGGCTTGATGACTGCGTCGTTTGCCGCTGAAGGCGTCGTAGGCCTCGTTCCTGCGCTCGCTATCATGCTCGGCGCGAACGTTGGGACGACTCTCATCGTCCAAGTACTCTCCTTCAATGTGACAGCGGCCGCACCGGTCCTGTTCGTCCTCGGGCTTGTCGCATTCCGCAGCGGCGCCCGTACGCGGTTGAAGGATATGGGAAGGGTTTTCATCGGCCTTGGCCTGATGTTGCTCGCCCTTCACATATTGATCGATACTCTGGCACCCGCTGAAAATGCGCCTAGTGTTCGAGCCCTACTCAGTGCAATCACGGGTGACCCAATCCTGTGCGTTTTAATCGCAGCAGGACTGACCTGGGCGGCACATTCGAGCGTGGCGACAGTCCTGCTGATTATGTCGCTCGCTTACTCAAACTTTGTTTCGCCCCCCGCAGCGTTGGCATTAGTGCTTGGCGCTAACTTGGGCAGCGCCATCAATCCCGTATTGGAGGGCGGCAGGCGCGATGATTTCGCGAGCTACAGGCTGCCCGTGGGCAACCTGATTAATCGCGCCGCAGGGGTGGCTCTGGTCCTGCCGTTCCTACAACAAATCACGAACTTATTCCTTGGTTTCCAGCCGAACATGGCGAAGATGCCAGCCGAATTTCACATCGCCTTCAATGTGATTTTGGCAATAATTTTTATCGGATTACTCGATCCGTTGGCTTGGCTACTCAATAAGATAATTCCGGCAAGCGCACCCAAATTGGATGGTTTGGCGCCACGCCACCTTGACGAAAGTGCTCTGGAGACCCCCTCGCTCGCTCTGGCAGATGCGGCTCGCGAAACGCTGCATATGGGCGACCTCGTCGAAACCATGCTACGGAAGGTTATGACCGCGCTAATGATGGACGACCGCGCCCTCGTCGCTGAGGTCTCTCGCATGGATAACGCCGTCGATAAACTTGATGAGGCGATCAAGCTCTACGTGACCAAGCTAACCCGCGGGAGCCTCGACGAACGAGAAGCTCGTCGGGCGACGGAAATCATTTCTTTTTCGATCAACTTAGAGCATATCGGCGATATCATCGACAAGAATCTGAGCGAGCTTGCAGCAAAGAAGATCAAACGAAAGCTTAGCTTCTCTGTCGAAGGAGCTACCGAGCTCACGGCGTTTCACAAGAGAATTATGGACAATCTGAAGATCGCGTTCGGCGTGTTCATGTCCAGCGATGTCAGCGAAGCGCGCAAGCTCATCTCCGAGAAAGCACAGCTGCGGAATATCGAACTCTCGGCGGCGGAAATGCATCTTGAAAGATTGCGCGAAGGTCGCCCCGAGTCCCTGGAGAGCACTTCACTTCACCTCGACGTATTGCGCGACCTCAAACGCATTCATTCCCACATCTGCTCGGTTGCCTATCCTGTCCTTGAAGAGGCTGGCGAATTGCCAGCGGCTCGGATCGCCGAGAGCGATCCGATTACCCTGGCCGCCCCGCCTGTCAGGCCATCTACACAATAGTGGCGTTGGGTTTTCATTTCCTACTAACCCGAGATTGGCTATGCTGACGTCGACAGTCCCGACGGAGCGGTCACTGGCGCCGCTTGCGTCCATTGATCATCGCCTTCACTAGATTTTCCCCGTGCTCAATGCTTGACAATAGCACGCCGAGCACATGGACGACGATGAGGCCTATGGTCAAGTTGGCTAAAGCTTCATGTACCTCTTCAAGCCATTCTGCGCCCCAGTACGTGTCGGTCGTCAGCAGATAGCCGGTTGTGCCGGTTGCTGCGAGCGTAAGTAGGAGCGTGATCACCATCGCGCCACCAGCCGGATTGTGTCCAAGATGGCGCGGCGCTCTGAACAGTGCCACGTCGCGTAAATAGGCCAGCACCTCGCGCGGCGACTTGACGAAGCTACTGAAGCGCGCGTGCGCCGGTCCAATAAAGCCCCACGCAATGCGCAGTGCGATCAGGCCGCCAATCGCATAGCCGGCGGGAATATGTACCTGCGGAACATGATCCCCCGTGGCGAATGCAACCACAAGCAATGTCGCTAGCGACCAGTGGAAGACCCGCACGAACGGATCCCACACTTTGACCGTTGCCGGCGGCGTCGCGCCGCCGGTGACGGTCGTGGTGTCTGCGTTGCTCATGATGCACGTAATCAGAGCTGACCGACGATGTGGCCGTCGGTCGGATCGACAAACAGCTCGACGCGCTTGCCGACCTTGTCGAAGGCGTAGAGCTCACCACAGGCGTTCTTCAGTTTAGCCGACTGGACTCGGTAGCCGAGCGCCTCGACTTTGCCCTGCAGGACCTCAATCGACAGCCACTGCTCGCGCGGAGCGTTGGTGCACGGCCGGTCCAGGCTGCCGGCCCTCGCCGCGGTCGCTGAGCCGAGCAGCGCGACGGCCAGCGCAAACATGGAAATCTTCACGAGTGTTGCGGCGCCGATCATGCCGGCGGCGAGTTTGAACGAAGAAATCTGAGCCATTTTGGTCTCCCGAGTTAATGCCGGCCGCACCAAAGGGTCGGCGATGACGGGGACCATGCCTCAAGGGTCCTGACGGCCACCTGTTGATCCATGTCAGGGACCTGTCAGGTCGCCTGTGGCATAAGGGCTGCCTATAATTGATGTGGCATGTCATGACATTAGGTCGAATTTTCCGAAAATCGACGCTGGCCGCCGCGGTCTTCGCGATGATGTCGGGTGCGGTGGCCGCACGCGATCAGGATGACGCGCACCGTGATGAAATCCGGCGCGCGGTGGAAGCTGGCGAAATCCACCCTTTGGCCGATATCCTGAAAGCAGTTCGCGAAAAGCTGCCTGGAGAGGTAGCCCGCGTCAAAGTCGAGAATAAAGGCGGTCACTGGCAGTACGAATTCCGCGTCGTCGACAATCAAGGCAGGCTGTTCGAGGTCTATGTCAACGCGCAAAGTGCCGAGATCGAGCGCGTCAAGGAGAAGTGATGCGCGTGCTTCTGGTCGAGGACGACCGACGGATCGCCGCCGATGTTGCGCAGGCGCTCAAAGCCGCCGGTTACGTGGTCGAGACGGTACAGGACGGCGAGGAAGCCTGGTTCCGCGGCGACACCGAGGACTATGGTGCAATCGTTCTTGATCTTGGTCTGCCCGGCATGGACGGACTTGCGGTGCTCAAGCGTTGGCGTGCGAGCGGGCGGCACATGCCGGTGCTGATTCTGACTGCGCGCGGAAGTTGGGCCGAGCGGGTCGACGGTATCGACGCCGGCGCCGACGACTACCTGCCCAAACCGTTCCGCATCGAAGAACTGCTAGCACGGCTTCGCTCGATCGTGCGCCGCTCCGCCGGGCATTCGTCGCCTGTCGTAACGGCCGGCGATATTACACTAGACGAGCGGCAGATGCGGGTGAGCGTGCGCGGCGTGCCCGTCACGCTATCACCGCTCGAATATCGGCTGGTGGCTTACTTGCTGCGCCATCGCGGGCGTGTGGTGTCGCAGCACGAGCTCGACGAAAATGTCTACGGACACGGTGAGGAGCACGACTCGAACGCGCTTGAGGTGCTGATTGGTCGCGTGCGTAAGAAGTTGGGCTCCGATCTGATCGAAACCCGCCGCGGCTTCGGTTACATCGTGTCGGAGGTGCCAGCGTGATACTGGCATCACTGCGGCTGCGGCTGATGGCCGGCGGGATCGTCGCGATCCTGGTGGCGCTGACCGTTGCTGGCGCCGCGCTGGTCATGCTGTTCGAACGCCACGTCACCCGGACCCTCGCAGATGATCTCGATGTCTATCTAAAGCAACTGATCGCCGCCATCGACATCGATACGAACGGCGACCTCGTGATCGCCCCGCCGCCCGCCGATCCGCGCTTTGCCGTTCCGTTGTCGGGCCTATACTGGCAAGCAGCGGATGATCGCGGGCATTCGCTGCGCTCGCGGTCGCTCTGGGATACGACCCTAAAGCCGCCGGTCGACGAACCATCGTCGGGCGAAATCCACCACCACGAGGTGGCCGGCCCAGCAAACTCGCACGTTTTGATCGCCGAACGCAGGATCTGGCTCACTGCTGCCGATCGTCGTGTGCCTGTGCGCGTGGTTGTCGCGGCTGATCTCGCCCGTGTCTCGCGGACCACCACTGCCTTCAGCCGAGACTTGGCGACGGCTCTTGCGCTGCTGGGTTTGGCATTGGCGATTGCAACATCGATCCAGGTAGGTCTCGGTCTTCGACCGCTCGACGCGCTGCGCCGCGGAATCGCCGAAATCAGATCCGGCCACAGCCGCCATTTGCCGGCGCAGGTACCGACCGAGGTCAAGCCGCTGGTTGAGGAAGTCAACGCACTGCTTGATTCCCAGGAAAAAGAAATCGAGCGTTCGCGCAGCCGGGCCGCTGATCTCGCACATGGGTTGAAGACGCCGTTGGCGGCGTTGGCGGCCGATGCGGTCCGGTTACGCGAGCGCGGTGAAGGCGCCATCGCGCAGGACATCGAGGCAGTCGGCGATGCAATGAGCCGACACGTCGATCGCGAATTGGCTCGTGTGCGCGCTCGCGGGACGGCGCGACAGCGGGCGGGCCAGTCCACCATGCTCGCGCCGCTGGTGCGCTCACTGATTAATACGCTATCGCGCACGCCGAGTGGAGCGCACGTAACCTTTGAGTCCAATATCGACGAAGACTTGCAGGTGCCAATCGACCGCACCGATCTGGCCGAGGTGCTTGGTAACCTGCTCGAGAACGCCACTCGGTACGCGACGCAGCGGTTGCGCATCAGCGCCGGACCTCAATCTTCAGTCATTATTGAAGACGATGGTACCGGGATCACACCAACCCACTTGCCACGCGTGCTCGAACGCGGCGTTCGGCTCGACCAGCGCGGCGAAGGCGCCGGCCTGGGCCTGGCGATCGTGCAGGATGTGCTGACCGCCTACGGATGGGGCCTGGCACTGGAGAAATCGAAACTTGGCGGATTGAGGGTGATGATTGCCCCGAAAGAATTAATAAGATCAGTGACAAAAACATGACCGTTCGGAATTAGTTGTCTTCGACGGTGGTTGTTGACTGAAGTCAATCGGTTTAATGAATCGGCATGAGACCATTCGGCCAAATTGCTTCCCACATTCCATTTCTTCTTTACGTCCGCATGTTAAAGAACCCCGAGTTCCACGTCACTCGTTCAGGTAGGACCGGAGATATTCTCCTGCTCGCTTGGCCACCTCATCCGCGATCTGGCGGATGTGGAACAACTTCGGCTCTGTGATCGAGCGGACGCCGAAGTATTTCGGCGTGCCTTTCGGCGTGATCAGCAACGGGGTGCCCTTGCGGCTCTTGATCTGAAACAGCTTGAGATTGAAGCGGCGGGCGCGCACGCCGACCGCGTCCCTTTCCGTGCTGATCGGTACCCACAACAGCGGCCTGCCCTTGACTACGCCGCCTTCCTCGAAGATCTCCGCGAACGGGATGTTGTGCTTGACCGTGACGACCGTGCGGCGGGTGCCGGCCTCCCTGCGTTGCTTGAAGGCGCGCAACCCGAAGATCCAATTCGGTCCGAAACGGCCGGCCTGCGCGATATCGACGCGCCCGCGTTGCTGGACTTCCGAAGCGATCTTGTAGGCGGTCGAGGTGATCGCCTTGCGCAGGCGCGCGCTTTGCGCCTTGGCGGCATCTTTCGGGCCCTGGCCGGGCTTCGGCCGCAGGCTGATCGAGGTCACTGGGATTCGTCCTGCAATTTGCGCAAGAAGGTCTGGAAATGTCTGTCGTCGCCGCGCGCGGCGCGCATCAGCGTCAGCAATTGCGACTGCTCACCAAATTTCCGGCGCATCGCCAATTGCAGAAAGGCAGCCATCTGCCGTGGCGTCATTTTCCAAACGTCGGCGCGCGCGTGCCCGTTGTGGATCAATTCTTCGACGGCGCGGGCGATTTCGTATCCTGAGCCCATCCAGACGCGCCTTCGGCGCTTTTGAGCAGGCCGAGCGCGTCCAGTTTTGCGACGAAAGGGCCGACGCCCTGCGGGAAGGTCAGCTCGAAGATCGCTGCCAGCAGATCGAGCTGCTCGCCAAGGCCGAGCCGCGCCGCGACCGCCTCGGCTTGTTCGTCGCCGGCCGAGCCGGTGCCGGCGGCAATCGCGGCGGCAACGGCGCCGGGCGCTAGTTCAAGCAGCGTTTCCGGGGTGAGGTCGGCCTGCTTGCCGGACATCAGCAGGCGCAATTCGGGGAACTTGCGGAATAGATAGACGATGTCCTGGGCCGAAATGCCGAAGACCGCCACGTCCTTGCCGCGGATCGTGACGGTCTTTTGCTGATCGGCGATGTCGAGCAGGCTAACCATGTTGCGAACCTCTTGATTTCAGATCACGGCGAAGCCGGCAGATTGGTCAATTGTGCAAGCCCGATCTTGCCGATGTTTGCGCCGCTGGTCGCCAACAGCACCTCGCCGGTCACCTCGATCTGATTCCATTCATCTGAGATCGGGTTGAACGAGCCAGACGGACTGAATTCGACGTTGTAGAACTGGAGATCCCAGCGCGGCCCGACATCGTTGGTGGCGACGAATTTCACCTCGCCGCGGATCGAGTCCGTAGCCATGATGTCGATGGTAGGGCCACCGACGGCGGCGTCATCGACCGTGCCCATCAGCAGCATCGACAGGTTTTGCGCCGTCAATTCCTCCATGAGGATGCGCAGCGTGCCGCTGCGGGTCTGCACGACGGATTTGTCCTTGGTGCGCGTGCCGGCGCGGCTCGAATAATGGTCGAGCTTTTCGATGTTGGGCGTGTATTCGAGCTCGGCGACGTTGCCGAGGTCGATGTAGTCGGCGGCACCATCCGGCTTGAAGGACACGATGCCTTTGCCGACCTGGTAGTTGTCGGCGTCGGGCGCGATCAGGGATACAGGCATGGGTCAGGCTCTCCTTCAAAGTTCAGCCGGGCGCAGCACGTAGGCAAAGGTGAATTGCACGGCCATCAGGCCCTCAATCGAGCGGCCGTGGCGCAGATGCGTGCTGCAGCCGGCGTAGCGAATGCGACCGTTTGAACCGGTCAGCGCAGCCAGCTGCGCGTCGGTGAGCACCGCCTTGATGAGTCGCGCCCGCAGCGCGTTCAGCGCCGTACCGACCTGTTCGGGCAGGCCACCGAGCAGGACCATGACCTCCGGCGTCATCTCGACGATGTTGGGCGCGGCGCCTGCGTGGCCCCGCTGCACGGCGCGTTCATCGGCGGTCTCGTCGGCATCGAAGATGACGATGGCGGGGCGCGCGTGTTCGGAGATTTCGTCCTGGTTGCGCGCCGCGGTGACGACGCCAGGAAGGCCGGCGGCAATCTCGGTGAGCCGCTGCAGGATGGCTTCGCGCTTGTCGGTCATTGGTCCTGCATGACGATGAGCCGCAGCTCGAGACCGTTTTCGAGCACGCTCTTGACGCGCCAGGTCGCTCCGCCAAGCACGAGCTCGCCGCCGATCAGATCGGCAATTGCGATCCCGAGTGCGGTGATCGCGCTGCGCCGCAGGTCCACGGCCGGGCGGATAGCCTGGAGCCCGATCCCGCCATCCTCGACCTCGACGCCCTGGGTGTGATCGATGACGGTTACGTCGTAGCTCGCCGACGCAAGCGTGAGCACGGCAGGCTCGCCGAACGCGTCGTAGACGGGCCCAAGCACCAGGGCGTCGAAGTCGATCAAGGATTTTCGCCAAGCTCAGTTGCTGGTGAGAATCTTCACCGCGAGCCGCGGGCGCTTGTTCACCGGCAGCGGCGAGCCTTCCGTCTTCACGTCGATCGCGCTCCCGTCCTGCCGGGCGATCTGCCGGGCATAGATCGGCAGGCCCACAGTGTTGACCGTCTCAATCAGGTTTGCCGGAGCGCCATAGGTCACGAAGGTGTCCATGGTGCCGAGCGGGAAGGCAATACCTTCGCCGGCCGGAATCAGCGTCTCGGTCGCACCGGTCGAGAGCGTGACGGTGGCGTTGTATTCCTCGAAGACGATACCGGCGAAGGGGAAGCGCCGGCGGGTGTCCTCGCGCAAGGGCTGGGCGCCGGTTGAGGAGAAGTACTTGTAGGCCTCCTCGACCTTGGCGTGCCCGATCAACTTGTCGAAGAACCCGGGACTGACCAGGGCGAGCACGCCGTTCATGGTCTCGCCCTTTAGCTCGGTCTCGATGTCGCGCAGCACCTCGCGGCACTTGGCCTGCACATTGGTGCCGGCGGTCCCGAGCACCAAGTCGACCGACTGCTGGGCCAACCCGAACTCGTCGAAGTAGTCGTAGAGTTCAGTCCCGGCGCCGTCCTTCACCACGCCGCGCAGCGCGTTGATCTCCATGTATTCGCGGGTCTGGGCGTGCTTGGCCCGCATGCGGGTGAGCTTGCGCTCCATCACGGTTGCGAGCGGATCGGCAGCATCCGCCACTCCGAAGCCGCGCACGCCCTGGATGTCCTGCGGCGTGATCACGTCGTCGTGGGGAATCCACGGCACCGTGAACGAGCGCATCGAGCGCGTGTCGCGGTTAGCGACCGTCGCCGGCCCGCCGAGCGGCACGGTGGGGAGCAGGTTCAGCACGCCCTCGGCCTGCTCGATGATGACGCTGCGCTGGGTGATGCCCTCGAAGCGGAACAGGCCGAGCTCGCCGAGACGCGTGTAGACATTAGGCAGGATGTTGATGGCTTGGGTCATCTCGGCGAGCGTGTAGCCGCCCGCGTCGAAGGGGTTGATCATCGGGGCCATATGGTCGGTCTCCAAAAAAGGGACCGGGCCCCGATGGAGGTCCATCGAGGCCCGGTCAGGCCAGGGAGGTTTCGTTAAGAGATCAGGCGGCGTCGCGCGGCACGATGCCCGCGGTGGAAAGTTCGCTGTGCTTGGCGGCCTTCTTGCTGTCGTCGTCAACCGAGGCATCGAACGCGAGCGCCGCCTTGGACACGATGATCGGGCCGCGCGCGACCACGAGCCCGGTCTTGTCGGCGGCCGTGGCGTCGATTGCTTCCAGCAGTACGGCGACTGCCGTTTCCGCGCCTTCATCGCCGACGACCTGGGCGGCCGGCGAGAGCCGGTATTTGCTGGAAGCGGTGATCTTTCCCAGCACGGAACCGAGCGCATAGCTGGTGCCGGCTTTGAGCGTCACGGTCTCCCGGCTGTAGTTGCCGTTGAGCTCATATTTGAGCAGGTCGCCGAGCGTCGGCGCCATGGTCAGCGTGGGCATGTCGGGTACTCCTTGAGTTGATCAGGCGCGCGATGCCGCGGCGCGTTCCTTGGCGCGGCGCACGATCGGGCTGTCGCCTGCGGTTGGCGTGGATGGGGCTGCTGCGATGACGCTCGTTGCCTCGGCGCGTGCGGCAAGCGTATCGAGCACGGTGCGGCGCAGCGCATCGGGCGCGATACCCTTCTTCAGCGCGTCGGCAGCATCGAGAGTGACGCCGAGGCGCGCCGCTTGCGCAGCAATTGCGGCGACCTCGGCGAACTCCGCGCGTAGCCGCTCGGCCGTTGCCGCCGCGGGCGCCGCTTCCGCAGCGGCCGGTGCAGGATCGGGCGGCGCATCCGCCGGTGCTGGTGCAGACTCGACCGGCTGTTGCGGTTCGGCCGTTTGCTGCGGCTCCCTCGGCTGGTCCTCAATCTGTTCGGTATCGTTCGTCGCCATGGAGCGTCTCCTCTTGGCTATCAGGCTGATGGGCGTACGCGCCGACGCGAGCCGATCAAGCTCGCCGGCCATCTCGGCAACGGCGAGGTCAAGCGCGCCGAGTCGGTCGGCGAGCCCTGCGCGGATTGCGAGCTCGCCGCGAAAGATTGCGGCCTTCGTGCCGCGCACCGCCTCCGCGCTCAGGCCGCGGTTGGCGGCAACCAGGGCGCAGAATTCCGAATAAAGGCGGTCAACGTCGGCCTGGATCGTTGCGCGGGCGCGCTCCGAGAGCGGTTCGTGCGCATTGGCATCGACCTTTTGGTCGCCCGCGAATACGAAGGTCCAGGCCAGTCCGGCTTTCGTATCGGCTCCGCTTTCGTCGACATGAACCGCAACGACGCCGATCGAGCCGGCCTCGCCGGTGCGCGTGACGTAAATGCGGTCGGCGACGCTGGCGATGGCATAGGCAGCGGACAGAGCGCTCTCGTTGGCCACCGCCCAGAGAGGCTTCGAACTTGCGCTTCTGACTGCTTCGATTCGTTCGACCAGGTCGAACAGGCCACCGACCTCGCCGCCAGGGGAGTCGATATCGAGAATGACGCCGCGCACGCTCGCGTCGTCCATCGCTGCCGCAACGGCGTCGCCGATGTCACCGTATGCCTGGAGGCCGCTCACGGCGTCGAGGTAACCCGAGCGCGTAACGAGCGTCCCGATGACCGAGATCACAGCGATCTTTTCGATCGTTATCGAGGTGAGGGGCGCCGGGTCGGCTACCGGATCGACAACCTCCAGGGCGCCGCCAGCAAGCCGCGGCGCAAGAACGCCAAGGATGACCTCGAGCTTGGCGCGCGCGATCATCAATGGCGTCCCGAATACGCGGGAGGCCAAGTGCGGAAGGTCAACCATTTGCGTTGTTTGCATCCCCAGCAATTGACGTGTCGGCCGGTAGCGGCGCCGATGCTGCCGCTGATTGGAAACTCAGCCCCAGCGACTGCTCGCGCGCCTTGTCGGCTGCGATCTCGGCGTCGACCTGCTCGGCGTCGTAGCCGCGCTCGGCAAGCGCCTGCGTGCGGCTCTTCAGGCCAGCATCGATCTGCTCAATCTCAGCCCGCGCATCTTTTAGCGGATCGACCCAGTCCCACTTCGGCGGCAGCCAGCCGCAGGCGAGATACTCGCGCCGGCGCTGGTCGTAGTCCTGAAGATCGAGCGCACCCGCAAGTACTGCGGTATCCATCCAGCGCGCCCAGACCTTGCGGCAGAGTTGCCAGACGATCACGGCGTGCTGGTAGGCCTCGATGCGACGACGGAATTCGAGCAGCGCCAGGCGCGAGTTCGAATAGTTCGCCTTGAGCATGTCGTTCGAGAGATAGGCGTAGGGCACGCCCAAGGCGGCCGAGACCTGCAGGAGCGTACGGTACTGGAAGGGCTCATAGGTTTGCCCTGAGTCCGCCGGTGCCGAGGTCTGTACCTCCTCGCCCGGCTCCAGCATCGTGATCTGGCCGGGCTGTAGATCGATGGTCCTTTCGTCGTTCTCGTCACGGCCCTCCGCGGCATCGAGCGGCTCGTCCGGCGCCGGCGTCGTGATGAACAACGCATGCATTGCCGCGACCTTCTTCCGGTCGAGCTCTGCGTCGTCATACTGGTCGAGCAGGAACAGCTTGACGATGCCGGCCGCAAACCGTGAGACGCCGCGCAACTGTCCGGCATCGACCGGGTCGATCACGTGCACGATCTCGGACGCCGGCACGCGCACGATGTCGCCCACAAGGCCGGGATCGGTGATATCGCCCGGATGCCGGCGCAGGAAATGGTAGGCGCTACGGCGTCCGATGGCGTCGAATTCAATGCCCTGGCGGATGACGTTGCCCCCTGGCGCAACCTCATTGCAATTGAGCGGCAGCATCTCGGACGGGAGCATTTGCAGTTGCAGCGGGACAGTGAGCCCGTCCTGCGGACGTCGCGGTCGAAAGCGGAAAAACACCTCGCCCGCAATGAACACCTCGCGTGCGGCGCGGCGTTGCAGGCCGTAGAAGTCGGTATACCCTTCCGCGTCCGCCTCGTCGGTCCAGTCGAGCCAGAGCTTCTGGATTTTCGCCTTCAGTCCGGCATCCGAGATCATCGATGACGGCTTGATACCGGCGCCGATGACGTTGCCGGCCCAGCTTTCAATGGCGTTTGCTGCGTAACCGTTGTTGCGCACAAGCCAACGGGCGCGCGCGACGATATCGGGGCCGGCCGCCGCAATCAGCGTGTTCAGGTGGGCGCGGCTCGGCTGAAAACCTTTGAGCCGGCGGCTCGCCAGCCCCGCCTCGAAACCGCCGATGAACGCCCCGACTCGGCGTCGGAATGCTGTCAGCGAGGCGAGCACTCATAGTCCCTTCGAAGCGGATGTGAGGATTCGGCGTTTGGCGCCGCCCTCCTGGGCAGCGGCAATGCGGCGCTCGAGATCTGTGATCGCGGCAGCCATTTCGGCGTCGGTCGCGTAAGTCACGCGTCGGCCGTCGATCTCGACCGTGCGCACGCCACGGAACCGCGCCGCCAGCAGCGCGTCGCGCTGCGTCGTCATCTCGTCCAACGTCATGGGCTTAGCTCAAGTAACTCGATCGGAACACGCGCCGTCCGCGCCGTTGCGGCGCACGCCGCACAAGGCCTGCCACGTTCTCAGCCGGGTTGTCCGACTCGATTGATTCTTCGACGTGCTGCTTCTCAGCGGCGCGGACCTGCTGTTCAAGATCGCGCCACGTCGCCTCAGTCCACCGGTCCGCGCCGGCGAGCCAGGCCGCGGCCCGGGCATAGACGCGGCAATCGAGCGCCTCGTTCCGCTCGCGCAGCTTCTGCCATTCAAGCCGCTGGAAACCGCGCTTGGTCTTGACGGTGACGAGCTGCTCAGCGACGAGCTGCTTCACCCACTCGGCATCGATACCGTGCGGCAGGTGGATATAGCCGGGTGGCCATTTGCTGTCGGCGGCGATCTCCTCGTCGGTTGGCCGTGCCAGCCGCAGGAAGCGATAGGTCTCGCTCTTGAACGTCGCGACCGCGACGGTCCATAGCCGCGCGCCGCGCCGGAGCTTCTTGCCGCCCTCGGTCGCATCGACATGAGTCGGCCCTGCGACCGGCGCCGGCCGATTGAAGCCTTCGATGCCCTTGATCGCCGCGACTTGCGCGTGGCCGGCCTTGCGCGCCCAGGCGTAGACGGCCGGCGCTTCGTAGCCGGTGTCGATCGCAAGCTTCGCGAGGCCGATAGTGCAACCGTTGGCGTGCGGCCACGTGCGGCCGAGCAGCTCTGTCAAGGCAGCCCAGCTTTCGGCGCGCTCGGGTCCGCCGTCGATGACAATGTGGTCGACGAGCCAGCTTTCGTGACCGCGGCCCCAGGCCCAGACATCGATCTCGATTCGGTCGCGCTGAACGTCGGCACCGGCCGTGAGAAACAGCCCGCCGGACGGCACCGTGCCGATCCGCCAATCCTCGCGCCGCTCATAGAGGCGTTGCCAGTCGGGTGCCTCGCCGCGTTCCTGCCAGGTCTCGCCGAGCAAGGTGTTCTTGGCCGCTTTCAGCGCCGCGTCGTTGCCCTGCGCCGCTTCCCATTCGCGCGCGATCGTCGCCCACGACAGCCAGCCGATCGGCGAGTAAAGCCCGGAGATGTGAAACCCGATGACATGCGGGTTTGCCGACTCTGTGGTCGCCCGCCATTCGCCGGCGGCGAGCATGGCCGTCTTGTGGTGCTCGGCAATGCCGCGCTCGCAGGATTCGCAGACATATTCGGTGGTCTCTGGTTTCTTTTTCTCCCAGCGAAGCCGCTCGAATTTCAGCTGTTGCATGTCCCCGCACTGGGGGCAGGACACGAAATAGTGCCGTTGGTCGCTCGCCTCATACTCCCGCTCGATACGCGAGAGCCCTTTGATCGTCGGCGTCGACACCAGGAAAATCTTGACTCGGTGCCCGAACGTCCTCGTCCGCGCCTCGGCAAGCGCAACAGGATCGCCTTCGCCTTCGACATCGCCCTCGTAGGCGTCGACCTCGTCGAGGAAGAGCCAGCGCGCCGGCATTGATCGCAGGCCGACCGCGCTGTTCGCGCCGGTGAGCACGAGCTGGCCGCCCGCGAACCGTTTGGCGAGCACGGTGTTGCCGGAATCGCGCGAGCGTGCCGGCAGGAT